AATGGTTTTCGCCGATCCGTGGGCCATTATCCCTATGAAAATCCCCTACTGGCGGCCTAAGTCAAACCTTATGCCTGTGCACACTGGCCATAAGGCTTACAGCCTGCTGGATAATCCGGAAGAGCGCACACCGATTGAAACCCAGAATTACGGGACCAGCTTGCTCGAATACGCCTACGAGCCGTACATGAATCTGCGTTCGGCGATCCGCTCACTGAAGGCAACGCGTTTTAACGCGTCGAAAATTGACCGAATCATCGGCCTGGCGATGAATAGTCTGGATCCGGTAAAAGCAGCCGATTATTCACGCACCATTACTCAGACGCTTAAACGAGCAGCTGACCTGATGGAAAAGCGCGCACGCGGCGCGAATAACATGCCTACGGTGACCAATACTCTGCTGCCTATTATGGGCGACGGCAAGGGACAGATGACTATTGATACTCAGACCATCCAGGCTGACATCAACGGCATTGAAGACATTCTCACCTATATGCGCCAGCTGGCGGCAGCACTTGGCCTCGATTACACCCTCCTGGGGTGGGCAGATCAAATGTCCGGCGGGCTTGGTGAAGGTGGATTCCTGCGCACGGCAATTCAGGCCGCCATGCGCGCCTCATGGATCCAGCAGGGCGTAGAAGAGTTCATTCAGCGGGCTATCGATATTCATCTTGCTTTCAAGTACGGCAAGGTATACCCGGAAGGTGATCGCCCGTACAAAATCGAATTCCACTCCGTTAATACCGCTCTGCAACAAGAGCACAACGACAACCGCGACTCGCAGGCGAACTACGCCACCATCGTTACGCAAATCCTCGATGCCGTCAGCAATAACAGCGTCCTCGCCAATTCCGATGCATTCAAACGTTACCTGTTCAGCGATGTGCTGGAGATTGACGAAAAAATCTCTGAAGCACTGGTGAACGAACTGAAAGCGAAAAGCGAGGACGACGATCACCTGATGGATTCCATCATCAAAACACCGCCACAGGAACTGGCGCAAATCCTTGAATCGGTCTTTAAAGAGGGAAACGATAATGACTGATGTTTTGAAAACGGTCACTGACCGCTTTTGTCTCTATAGCAATGCTCGAAAAGGTCGCCAGAACGGGCGACAGTATGTATTAAGCGCGGTAAAGACCATGCTTGAAAGCAAGGAAACTCAGGAAGGTTTACGCCTTGGTGAGCTTTTCGGCTATTACGGTCACGGTCGCCGACAGCTGACTGGCAAACTGGAAGTACCAGAAACCAGCGTGATCATGGTGGAAGGTCGCCCGGTCGTAATCGACAATGTTCCGGCGTGTCGCACAGTGGCTATATCTGTTGACGACAACGGCATCGTTACCCATACACAGGAAATTCTTAACACAGAGCCGGGTAAAATTGTCGCCGCGATGATCGAAAGCCGAGCTGGTGGCTGGAGCTGGGCCACTGGCGGGCGCGAGTCCGGGAAAATCGCTGTAACCACCAGCTTCCATGGTGTGGATTATGTGACAACGCCGAACTATATCAGTCTGGATCATCCTGCCAGCGCCGGAATGTTTGAAAGCGCGGATTCTAAATCTCTACTGGCAGAGTCCCTGGCGGCGCATGGGTACTCCGACGAGTCAGTGCAGGCAGTTATATCCCATTACGGCAAAATGGCTGAACTGGAAATGATGGTGGAGGCGACAGAGCGTACGGCAGAACTGGAAACCGCACTACTCGAAAGCCAGGGCCGCCACCTCGAAGCAATGGCCAAGATCGCAGATGCTGAAGCGCGAATCGCTTTGCTGGAGGAAACAGCGGGTATCCGCGACGATGTGCTGGCAGCAATGCAAGACGAACTGGATAACCTCCCGATCTTCGTCTCCGCCGCCCAAAAAGACGCATTCCGCCTCAAAGAACCTGGTGATGCAAAAATCGTTGCCACACTTTTCGAATCTCTGATCAAAGTTGGCGCACGCAACTTGCCTGTCACCAGGAAAATTAAGGAGGTTCCGCAAGCGGCTAACGTCCAGGCACCGCGTGAGACAAGCATCATCACGTTTAATAATTCAATCAATCCGTTCAAATAACTACCAAAAATAACCCCGGCAGCTGCCGGGGTTCTCGTTAACTATTATCACCTTCGCCTGCGTGCCATATATTTGCGCACCGCGCGGCCTGGACAATCTGAAGCTGTTTCTTTCTGCTGCATCAATCTCGCAGCCATGCTCAAAAATGTCAGGCACAGCCGAAGCCCGGCATACAATAGCGGTTCCAGTGGCCACGTCTCATTGAGCACATATACCGCCATGAAAATCGAGTCAAAAACTATCGCCGCCAGCGATAACTTCATTGTCGAAAGTCGGCGGAGCTGCCGGAGTTTATTCATTGACAAGCCCCGTCAGGCAAAGCTGGCGTTCTTTTTCACGGCGAATCTTTAAACCTCGCAGGGGCACGCCGTTACTGTTCACGAAATCAGGGAGATGGTTACACATATTCACCCATTCCCCTTTCTGCGCCCACTTGTGGATGGACGTTTCTACTCGCATGCCTCGCGCTTTGCTGTAGTAGGTCCGTAAGCTATTGCATCCCATATTGAATGCCGCGCTTGTCATTGCACTGAAGGCATTATCGGGCATGTCTTTGCCCCGGAAGTGCTGATTAATACAGCGTTCAGCGATCAGGATATTCTTTTCCCAATCAGCGGCGATTTGCTGGTCGGTTTTTCGCACACCCGGCGTTACCCCGTGTGTATTACCGATCCCGTCAGTCCATACCCCCGCCGGGCACATGTATGGATCACGTCGGCAACCTTCAGCGTTACCAATCAGCTCAAGCCCCGCCTGGTTGGTTCGCACATTGCCATTACCCATCACGATGGTAATCATCACCGCGATAGCGCAAATTGCACCGCCTCCTGCGGCTGTTTTTCCCTTCATAAAGACCTCATAAGCGAATTTTTTACGCTCCAGGACAAACACCCATTCACAGCCAATACCGACTGACTCGATCCCTTTAGAAGGCACAGGATAATGCAAATCACTTGTTAGCTACGTTTCAAAGATATACATTATTGCTCTAATTAATTTATTTTATTAGGTAAGATAAGTGGCACAACGCGGTGTAAACAAAGTCATCCTGATTGGTACCCTGGGGCAAGACCCGGAGATCAGGTATATACCAAATGGCGGAGCGGTCGGAAGACTCAGCATCGCAACGAATGAATCATGGCGCGACAAGCAAACGGGCCAACAGAAAGAGCAAACAGAATGGCATAAAGTCGTTTTGTTCGGAAAACTTGCTGAAATTGCGAGTGAGTATTTACGAAAAGGTTCTCAGGTCTACATCGAAGGGAAACTTAAAACCCGTAAGTGGACAGATGACGCCGGTGTAGAACGTTACACGACGGAAATTATCGTCAGCCAGGGCGGCACCATGCAAATGATCGGCGCTCGCCGCGACGATTCACAATTCTCAAATGGCTGGGGGCAGTCAAACCAACCTCAAAACCACCAGCAATACAGCGGTGGCAGTAAACCTCAGAGCAACGCCAATAGCGAACCTCCAATGGACTTTGAAGACGATATTCCATTTTGAGAGGGCTGAAAGTTGCTCGATTACTTAAAAATAACTTTACCTAATTGGTGTAAAAAAATGGGCGCAACAAAGCGCCCCAACAATAGAGTTTCAAATTAATAAAAAGGTAATAAATAACATGAAGTTAAATTGAGAAGAGGCAATTTTATTGCCTCTTCAAAGGTGGCATGAGGGTGCCACCTATATGCGGGCAGTGACATCACTCCCTTCCCGCATATTCTTACCTACCAAAATTAGAATTGGTAGGTCATACCAACAGCAACGATGTTGTCGGTTGCAACCTCAGATCTTTTGGTAAATTCACTTTCATCAATCAGGTTGATCTTGTAGTCAACGAAAGCGGACATATTTTTGTTGAAGTAATAAGTCGCACCCAAGTCGATGTATTCAACCAGATCCTGGCTGCCGAACGCACCAATATTTTCACCGCGAGAGTGCAGATAAGCGATGGACGGACGCAGGCCGAAATCAAACTGGTATTGAGCAACAGCTTCAAAGTTTTTCGCCTTGTTCGCGATAAAGTCATCACCGAAGACAGTCATATTCTGAGTTTCAGAATAAGTTGCAGCCAGGTAAATGTTATTTGCGTCATATTTCAGGCCAGTAGCCCATACTTCAGCAGTTTTACCAGAAGCATTCAGAGGATCCTTTTTAGCATAGGATACCTGCCCATCAGTACGATCAGATTTTGCATAGGTTGCACCAACGCCAAATCCTTCATAATCGTAAGTAGCAGACAGACCAAAGCCATCACCATTAGATTCAACTACGTCACGGCCTTTCCAGTTGTTCACTTTTGCAGCACTATCATTTTTACCTTGATACTGCAAAGCAAAGTTCAGACCATCAACCAGGCCGAAGAAATCATTGTTACGGTAGGTGGCTACGCCAGTAGCACGCTGGGTCATAAATACATCGGTCTGAGTCCAGGTATCTCCACCAAACTCAGGCAGCACGTCAGTCCAAGCGCCAATATCATAAGCTACACCATAGTTGCGACCATAGTCGATTGAACCATAATCAGCAAAACGGAGGCCAGCAAATGCAAGACGAGTTTTATCTTTATCAGAGCCCTCAGATTCAGTACGGTTACCTTTAAATTCGTACTCCCACTGACCAAAACCGGTTAACTGGTCATTAATCTGAGTTTCACCTTTGAATCCCAGACGAGCATAAGTCTTATCTCCGTCATCACTAGCTGAAGAAGAGAAGTAATGTTTTGCGTTAACTTTGCCGTACAGATCCAGTTTATTACCGTCTTTGTTGTAGATTTCAGCTGCTTGCGCAGACATTGCCATCAGGACAGATGCTGCAACCGCAGAGAGTGCCACTGTGATTTTTTTCATTTTTTTTGCCCTTTAGATTGAACTTTTCAGTAGAAAAGAAGTCACTGCGGACAAATGTTTATCTTTTTTGGATTCGTGTTTCAAGTTTTGCAAATAAAAATCAAGGTATTTTTGTGATCAAAATCACAAATAATAGCCTTGAAAACCCAATGGACTATTAGAAAAAACTCAATTCACAGAATAAAAATTGACAAAATAGATCAAAAAACAATCAAAAATAAGCACAAAAGACAAACAATTAAATTATCACAAAAATAATAACTGTCAAAAATAGATAGCCTGTTAATTAACAGGGCTTTAATGGATGTAGACTTGAAATCTACTTAAAAATTAGAATCAAATTAATTACTGCCGATTGGGTATTAAATTGAATCTATATTGTGAGAGTTAAAGACGATGTGTTTTAGTTATAAATGTTATTCCCTAAAATGGAGCGGTCTCATCGAATCCTGATTAATAACGAGCTAAGCTAATTCATTTTAGTATGTGTATATCTTTACCCTCTGAATATGCAATAAAGAAGAGATATTAAACAATATGTAGCTTCAGGATTGACTCTGGAAGAATTAAAAGATCGACTAAAGTGTTCAATATGTGGTGAGCGAAACGCAAAAATTAATTTTTTTTGATCTAACATATTAGGTAACGGCTTGCTTCCATAACCTAAAGCAAGCCACTACGCGTTTACTTTAAGTACACAATTAACATATCAGAACAGATTATTTTTGCACAATCAGGGAGTTAATATACGATCTGGTCTACATGATCACCAAAATCATCATCGTCGTCGTCATCATCGCCACCATCTACTGCTGGCCAATCAACAAACCAGCCAGCGTAAAGATGCAGCGTTCGGAGAACATCACTTGCGGGAGCATCAAGGGTGTTAACGAATCCCATATAGCTATTGGGATTTGCCCCAGCTATGGCTTCAGCGATCATGTCCTCGGTAATGTCACCGGAGATAATGCTTAAACGCCCGGAAACTTCTTCATTATCATCAAATTCGATAATGGCATCTCCGCCTAATGGCGCTGCGATTTTAATCTGCATTATTTAGCTCCTTTGCCACACCTAATAACAGTTCCAGCAATCCGTCACCATTCATCAGTGATGCGGCAGCGGCCTCTTTGTCATGATACAACTGAAGAGCCATAGAGAATACTTCCGTTGCTGACGTTTTGGAAATAGTCGGTGATTTCTGCCGAATTTTCCCGGTGTTACTTACTGAGGCTGGCGGGTATACCTTCGCCATATAAATATTACTCAATCGAGATCTGAAGCACCATTCAGGCTTGCCACGCCCACCGATATTAACGAAAGATGGCTTATCCCCTTCAACATTGGCCTTCAGGAATGACCGGGCTTTCTCTAACAAACCAGGGTTACTGTACTCAAGATGATGACCCAGCTCGTGCCACAGTGCACTTGCATTTTCATCGTTCAAATTGACAGCAACAACACCATTAAGATTTGCATATGCCCTTCCCTGGTGGTGAACCACCTTTGATAAGGTCGAAATTTTACCGCCGGTCAGGCGATAAATATCAGCAAGTTCCTTGCGCAGGTCTATCCCACCATTCTGTCCAGCGCGGGCTTCTTCCACTTCTTCCGTGATAAAAGAGTCGGCCCACTCAAGAGCTTTTTCTTCAGATACGGATGAGTTTGCGATCGCACTGTTCATGGCAGATAACACTTTCTCGTGGACCGAACCCATTCTTCGCTGATTCATTTGCCAGCGTGTCTGCGGGTTATATGAGAATCGCTTAAGTAGTTGGTCAAGCTGCTCAAGTTCTTCTTCACTGACATACCTTTTAGCCTCACCAATAATGCCAGGGAGAATATTGCCGTTAGGATTAAACGCTCGCGAAAGGAAGAGTTTCAGCGCCCCCATGCCCTCCGATGCTTCAATATCACCAATAACCCGGTTAACAATGGCCGCACTCTTCGGATTAGCATCCGCCAACGCTCTGGCTACAATTTGCAGGGACGATACGACCTCACGCTGCATATCAGTCCTGATCTCATCAATAAACTCTGGCGTTATGCCGTACTCTTTAAGGATATCCCTGCCTTCCGCCGTTACCCCATCGATATCACCGACATGTTTATTAACCCGACTTTGCAATGCCTTAAATGCCTTCAGAATTCCACGGGCATCATCCACTTTACTAACGGCCTTCCTGAATGCTGGCAAGAAGTCAGAGTTAACCTCATTTTGTTGATCGGCCCACTGAATGGAGGCTTCTTTCATCTCGTCCAGAGTCAGATCACCCAACGCGGTATGGTCTGTGAATATGAGCGACAACCTCTGAACCATTTCTGCCAATGGTGATGCCGAATGCGCCGCGCTAAGGAATGCTTTCACCCTGGTTGGGCGAATGGAAAACCAGTCAATAGCTGGTGGCATATCTCCGTTTTTTATCGCCTGCGCTATCTCATCAAAGCCGTCGCGCCCAAGGGAGGATGCGTGATTTAACAATCCGCGAAGTAACGAATTGCTGATACCGAATAATCGGCACCATTTTTTTACGTCGGCAACAGGCATTCGGACAAAATGCGCAAGCACTTGTACAAGCTGCTCATCCTGGGGATCGGTGCGGGATAGCAGCCTGATCAGATGAATAATGTCTTTGATGCCGGATGCCCGATGTAATAGCAAGCTGGTATATGGAGCAACACCGTTGTAACTACCGCCGGAAGCTGACTCGAAAAGACCGCCGGATATCCCTTGCATACCTTCGTTTTCCAGTTCCTGAGATACCTGGCGAAGGATATCCTGTAACGACACATCACCGCCGCCAAACATATCCCCGAGCGCCTGGCCCTGGTGCTGTAACTCATCATTGATACGTTGCGCCATCAACTTAAAGGCGGTGGCCATACGCTTCGCGCTACGGTTATTCGCGACGATAAACAACGCGAGTGCTTTCACTTCCGGGGCCGTTTCGCTGAACATATCCCCCTGAGCAATAACATCGGTAATATGTTGGCCTGACTCCTTCGATTGTCTTACCAGGTCTACCGCATCTTTCAATGCAGCCAGCGCCTTTTTATCGAGGCTATCCGCTGTTTCAATGCTATCAACGATAGTTGTCACAGCCTGCTTGTGCGCTTCTCCTGATAAAGCCTGCATCTGGACAAAATCATTGGCCGCCGCATTAAGCGCCGTCAGAACATTACGCATATCCGGATCAGGTTCTTCTGCAACCATCCTTACCAAGCGCGCATCCTTATATGCCTTGGCAAAGATCGCGTTTTGTATCCGGTCAACAAGTTGCCGTGTTGGTCGCCCATCTTCAGTTACAAGTCCAGCCGCCTGTGTGGCACCAACTTGCGTCATAAATCCGCGAATAAACGCGTCATTACTGCGGCTAAGCAGATCTCCGCTTTCTGACGGGTTAAAAAGCGCCATCATCGCCGGTGTTATGCTGTCGGCATCAACAAAAGCCTTTTCACTGGCTGCCATTTCCTGAAGATCAGAAATATTTGAGTCCTTGGCAAACTGAACGCGGTCAACCTTAGTTAACCGGCGGCGCACCAGTACCGGAGCCGTCATTGATTCAACCTTTTCAGGTCGTATGCCGAATTCGGTCGCATGATCAATCAGGTACTCACGATACCGATCCGCATTGCCGTCCTGATAGGCTTTGATGATCCCCATGGTCCGTCCATTACCTGACTCAACGGCATTATCCTCACCAATTATCGGCGCGCCATGGCTGGATAAACCGGAATCAGTAAGCTGAGCAGGCCGCAAATCTTTGGATATCTGGTTAACCTGAAGAAGGCTGGATGCGCGGGTCCGGTCGCGCGGCTGAAGTTCCTGGGGATAGTCAGGATTAATTTTCCCATCCAGAGTATTGGATACCAAAAGAGCTGAGGCATCGACGATATCAAACGCTGTTTTTACCTCGTCTCCCTTCGCTGTCACCACATACGAAACCCGCCCATAATCGGGCAGGTTCTTTAGCAGCTCGATCAGCGTTTCTATGCTGGTGGCCATTACCACCTGATCGCTTAAGCTCATCCCTGTTACGCCTTATGCTGCCTCTTTAATGTTGGCGGCTATCCATGCCGCCGTGTGCTGTTTAACCTGGTCCAGGTCGATGTATGTGCCAACATATTGACTCAAATCCTGCAAGGTACCGATAAATGCATCGGTGCTCTGATCGACGAATTTATCAGCCAGGAAATCAGCAACCAGTTTTGGCACACCATCATGTACCGCAGGTTGTTTTTCCTCGCCACTACTGCCGCCGGACACACCGTACCCCATCTGTTGCATGATCTGGTCAATTTCATCGCTGATATCCAGCAACTCCATGCCACTAGCGGTAGCCGCTTTGGACATCAGAGCATCCAACTTATCGCTGAGATCCATTAACTCAATAGCTGATAGTGTCATGCCGCTACCCCCGCTTTCTGGATTGCTACCAGCAGATCAGCCAGGTGGCGAGCAGCGCCATTAACCAGCTCTTCGTTTTCCTCAAAACGCCCGGCAGCCTGAAGGGCTGCAATCGCTTCCCGGACATTACCCCGGGCGTTACGGATCTCCGCCATGTCAGTGCTTTGCATATCCATCACGTTATTGAGATATTCAATGGCTTTATTAGCCTCTGCATCTGCTTCGCTAACCGTTTCATCAGGCTGTGCCGGGGCAGGTTCTGGCTGAGTAATCTCACCGACTTCGGCCTGCAATGCATTGATCATGCTCTGCACCATTTTCTCGGTGCCAGCGCCCCCCGGAAACGCAATATTGGGGAAAGTTTTTTGAAACTGAGTTTTCAGCATTACGCGGAACTCGTCTGGTGAGCTGGTGGCCAGATCCAGAGCTTTTTGTGCATATTTGCCAAACGGACCATTAGTAAGTGTCTTCGCCAGGAAGTCGAAAGAATCCTCGCGAGGCAATAACTTCAGGTCGTACTCACTCATTTGCTGATCAGAAAGCGGGGTATCGTAAGTAGCAATGCCGTAGCGTGCATATTCATAATACGGGTCACCTTCATCAGGGCGCGGCAGAATTGCTTTGTTACCTTCAGGTATTGCGCCAGGGGCCGCCGGACGCATTTGCAAGGCATATCGATATGCACCTACAGAGACTTCTGGTTCAGGCGAAGAGCTACCGGTATCCTCCGCTGGTTCAGGTTCGACGTTTTCCGGTTTATGTTCTTCTGGTTGGACCAGATATTCCGATACATTACCCGCTTTATAGGCTTTAAACAGCTTGCCGATCGCATCTGCCATGTCCACACCCTGTATGGATTTAGCCTTGATCATGTACACGCTGCCATCCGAATCGGTTAACTGGATATACCCTTCGCCGTCCTCAATGAATTGCTTCATTGATGCTCCATTACTGAGCGTCACTTCCCCGTTCATATGCATACGATTTTTGATACTGGCAAGGCGATCCGTCAGCGCGCGCGAGTGCCCACCAGTCATCCCCGCTGGATCAATGGTATCGCGCCCACCTGTGCGATTGAGCTGATCAATCTCCGTCTGCAAACGCTCATTCTCTTCATAAAGAGAATCCGCTTCCGATGCAACAGCGTTAATTTTCTGCTCCAGATCTACCTTCTGCCCTTCTACCGCTGCCACCTGATCCGCGAGGTCGCTCATGGCATCCTCTTTCTGGTCACTGTCAGCCTGTAGTTGGGTTATTTCATCAACCAGGGCTTTTTTCTTCTTCTGCGCACGCTGGAATTTTGCCGAGTTTTTCTCTGCAAGGTTGGCAAGTTTCATGGTGACCTGCGCCAGCGTCATATCACGTCCACTCATCGGAGCAACGGTATGAGTAACGTCTTTTTTATTCAGTAAGAACTGGAAAGCAATCAGCGTATCGCTATTGGTGATCCGGTTTTCCGCTGTCGGGCTATGAAACAGAATGCTGATAGTCTGACCATCACTGAGCGGAATAATGGCTGGCAGGACCGGCAGCCCGTTAACGTTACGTGCCCGGCCAATTTCAGCCCCGCCGATCGCGCGCGCGCCGTTCTGGGCCACATCCCCCGTTTTATCACTCCCCGCAGAGATTCCGGTACCATTCAGCTTCTGGTTCAATGCCCGGACAAATGCCTGCATGGTCCGGTGTAACTGCAAACGAGTAGAACTAATCGCCTCCAGTAAATCCGTAGCACACCAGTGGATCGGCGTGTCATAGAAGAACGTAGCCTCGATTTCCTCCAGGGTGTTGGATTCCGTCATCAGATAGCGGTCCTCACCGGCCATTAATGCGCGATATTCATCATCAGTCACTGGCGGGGGAAGCACGTCAAGCCCAGGCTTGATCGTCACCCCTTTATTGATATTGAACTGTTCCATGTTAATTTCCTGCTTTCAGTTGCTTAAGACGGCGTTTGAGTTCGCCATTTCGGGCCTTTTCGTTATTGAGTCGGCCTGTCTCCTTATCCAGCTTCGCCCGCAAATCAGTGATCTGCTGTTGATTGAAAGACACCGAATTCTGCGCGGACTTATAAGCGGCAACCACCTGAGCATTCCGCTGTTTTGCTTCTTGCAGGCGCTGAAAGTTGGATTTAACTGCCGGTTTCTTGTCTACCGGATTGGCAACACGCTTCGCTTTGGCGATCAGTGATTTCTGGAATTTTGCGGAGTTTTTGCGGGCCGCCTGTCCCATAACGGTACCAAGCGTCTTGATATCCGGCGACTGAGCGTTAGGAATAGCTTTTCCATTCAGTTTCACAGACGATATATCGCCAGTATCGTTTACCTGTATGGCAAGAATTTGTCCGTCGTTAAGAACCAGCTTTGCGGTTTTAACTTTAACGCCATCTTTCGTTGTTGCGCGGTTGCTGGAGTCAACCTCAATTACCGTAACCCCGGTTTTATTGATCGCCGCGATAAGGGATTTCAGCCCCTTTTCATTAACCTGGTCAAAATCGACCGTTGCATACTTATTTTTCGTCATCTGACACATCCTGTGCGAGATTTATTACGTAACTTCTGCGGATTTGCTGAGTAACAGGGAAAATCCGATACAACGGGTTAATGAACGAGTCACCATGCGTAACCATGACGTTGAAATGCCACAGCCGTTCTCCTTTACCCATATATTCAGTGGGTATGTACAACCATTCACTGTTTTCGCCCTGTTCAGCCGACGTCAGACAACGTTGTTCGCCTTCAATCACTGTCGTTGGCTTCTGAACATCGCGGATCCAATATCTGACCGTTGCGCCGCGCAAAAACGGGAATTTAGACCGGTATTTGAACGGCACCCGGATGAAGCCCTGTTTAACTTCCACATCACCAAGTTCTAAATGCGTGATGTCCTTGCGTTTTAGCAAATAGCGATCGGCTAAGGCTAACGCAAGAACGCATACACCCCAGCCAATCATTTCCCACCTCCCTTTTTCACCAAACTTGTAAGAACATTCAGAATGCTATCGATATTCACTCGTTTCATCCCTGAAATCACCTCATGACCGTTATTGCTGGCTATCGTTACCATTAAGTACGTAATTGATAACTCCCAGCCCTCGTGTTGCCCCAATAGGTACGCCACCGCGCCAGCTGTCACTGCAACAAAGATCTCCGTAACCAATCCCAACAAATTGCCAGACTGGCGACCATCTCGGACATCCATCAGGAACGTGCCTATCCCACCAATTACTGAAAGCAGGAGCGCAATAGCAACTGGAGCTAATTCCTGTGTGTCAAGCACAAGTTCCCTCCTACGTTGTCAGGAGGTAATGGTATGCAAAGTAACTTCTCAACCGGTCATGTTGCTTGACATCCTCCACGTCCTTTAGAGCGTGGAGGATGTGTGCGCCCAGCATGGGCGCGATCTTGGAGGTGAAAGCCCTCCCGCGAGCTGACCACAGCGAGCGAAATGAAGTGCAACTGCGTGAGGGCGACCGGGCGTGGGGAGGAAGCACGGAATGAACCCGTGAGCCGATGAACGAGAATCGGATATGAGGCGCGATGGAGCAAGGCGAGCAGGCACATCACTGCGAAGCTTTCGTGGTCAAGTCGAAGTCGCGCAGATCCGACGGTTGTGCGGGGAAGGATCGCGTTCTTACCTGGGGAGTTCTCGCCTCATGCCTGAAAGGGCAACGTCGTAAGACGGAGCGAGAAGTCAGCAGAGGCCGTAGTAGTCAGGACTCCGACGAAGGGCCGAACGAGAAGGAAAGCCAGAAGATATGACTCTTGACAGGACATTGCGTCAGAAGCCGAGGAAGCCCGGTACGGACCCGCATGCCGGGTGGTGTGGCAGGGGCGCAGCCCTTGTGCTCCCCCCTATGCCGATCAAGCAGAACATTGTGCTGGGCCTCTGACGCAGCTCCTTGATGGTCTTGGCATCGTGCTTAAGTGGATTGGTGTCGTCCCTGATAGGATCATGGAGGCAGAATGAAACTCAAAAATCCGGGATAGCACGCAAAACAGGCTGCACAAAAAGCGCAGGTTGCGTAGGAGTGAAATCCCGCTCCCAAAAAATGGTGCAGAAGTTGCGGCAGTGGTCATCCGACGCACTGGAAAATAACAAACCCGCCGTGACCAGAATCGGAGGCCTGAGGGAGTGACCGAAAAACCGGACAACCCAGGCAGCAAATACCCGCTGGATGAGGCATGGTTCCGGCAGATAATACCGAAAACCGCCAGACACACTGGATAATCAGTAGAAATAATCCATTAAAGTTATTATAATAATTGGTCACATTATTATATTATGCTGAACAATAGAAATATGACTATTAATGAACTTAAAGACTGTATTCACTATGAAGTAATTGGTAGCGAGCGTCCTTTCTCTTGGCGAAAAGCAATTGTTCGCGCAATAAAACATAGAAGAGTTCGTTATTTATTTTGGTGGCGCATATCAAAATATCTTTTTGATAAAGGCGGATACAGGCGAAAGGTTGCAGGGAAAATAGAACGCTTCATTCTTGACAAATACAATGTAACCGTTCCCTTAACGGTAAATATAGGGAAAGGGTTTGACATATCTTATCTCAATGGCGTTGTTATCGCTCACAAAGTCACAATCGGTGAAAATTGTTCAATTAAGCCCGGAGTAACTATTGGACTTCGCGGGGAATTTAATGACATGGATATTGTTATAGGAGATAATGTGACCATTGGTTGTAATGCCACCATTCTTGGTGGCAAAGTGCGTATAGGAAACAATGTCACAATAGGTGCTCATGCATTGGTATTGCATGATATTCCTGATGATTCAACATTCATCACTAAATTTCAGTCTGAAGTTATCTGCTCGTCCTCCCGCACATAACCCTGATTCATCAGCTCTGGCCATACGATATCCGGAGCTGTACTGGTATCAATTCGACTCACTAATACTCTGTATTTTCTCCAGGAGTCCAGTTGTGAATTTTCCTCGTTTGTTGCTATTTCAAGATTAACTGCGTCCTGCAGAATTGCGATGTTATCTGTTGCCTCCTGGATCAACCTTGCCTTTTTCTCTTCCGCTTCCCGTATCCGAAACAGTTTTTCTGCTTCCTCATCCTTCACCCAGGATACGCCGTCCCACTTCTGATACTCCCCTGCTGGCGACAACCAGGTGACATTCTCTGGTAGCGGTCCGGGTTCAGAAATAAACAACGCGTCCCCCGATGCCACCTCATAGACCGTTTTACCACGATGGTCTTCAACAATATTCCACGATTCATTTTCACTGTTGAAAACTGCCACAAAGCCAGTAGGAATTTCCGGTGGGGCGATATCTGTAGAATTAGCTGGCAGCCCTGTATGAGGTGGAATATATGCGTCATCTTCACCAATAAACTCATTAGTTCCGGCCAGCAGGTTATAAATTTTTACTGTACGTGATTGTTCACTCATTCTGAATGCCATTATGCAAGCCTCACAATATAATTAAATGCGATGTTTTTAACGGTGTTTTCCGCGTTACCAGCAGCATTAACGGTGATGGTATGTCCATGTGAACCAATCGCAACAGAGTGCGTATGAGCGCCAATACCAACTGTATGTGCATGCGCCCCTGCACTTGCAGCAGTGCCTGATACTGAGTGGGTGTGTGCACCAGAAGAAGGCACTGTTCCATTCCCCACGACCGTGCCACTTGATGAACCATCAAGCCAGTCGAAATTCATACCTCCACTGTTTGGTCTCCTTAATGGAACGGTATGAGTATGTGCGCCAGCACTATTTGCAGTACCAGATACATTGTGGGTATGTGCACCTGTGTTATTCGTTGGTTTAGTACCGTAATCAAACGACGATGTGGTTTTCGTCCCCAAATCCGTACTGGATGCGCTGGCGCTGTGGGTGTGCGATTTAATGCCGTCCTGTTCCTGAGACAATACGGCCCGACCACTGGCAGGTTTGCCCTTAATCGTCCAGCCACGCATATCAGGGATCACGCCTGACGGATAAGCCGCTGCAAGTTTCGGGTAGGCAGATTTGTCAAAAGCCTGCCCCTGCATCAGGGCATAGCCAGACGGAACGGTATCTGATGGCCACGGGATTGGTGCGCCGACTGGGTAGCTTTCTGGTGGAAGATTTTTCGAGGTATAAACTTCTGCCCAGTCTTCCTCAAAACCATAACCGTCTCTTGAAGAACGGTAGAACAGACCACCATTTCTGTAATGCGCCTTCATCTGCAGGGTCCGGCAACTTCCGAATCCGGTATAGAAGTTAACCAGAATATAGCTGTCGCCAGAGCGGGTGACATTGTAAGCGCCTGATTCGGCATTCCAGGGAACGCCACCATCCGCATCGGCATATGTATCCGTTGACCCTCTGGCAAAAGCAGCCACATGCGCGGCGGTTAAAGTGATATCAGTAGAACCATCAAATGGAACACCGGATATTTTTCTTGCAGTCTGAAGTTTTGTAGCAGTTGCAGCATTACCGTTCAAACTACCATTGATGCCGCCAGTAACATTGAGTCCATTACCGATCGTAACAGCACCATTGGCATTGTTAATGATAAGCGGCCTTAACCTATTATAGGTTCCTAGGCTGTTACCCGAATCGGTCAACATGAAATATGTGTTTGAACCATCGTTTCGGATAAAGAATCCGTAGTTTCCGTAGGCAATGCGCAGACCATTCGCCGATTTGGAAATAATCTCGCCAGCAGCAGTTAATCCGCCAGTTAACGCTCCTCCAGATAGTGGTAAAGCTCCGACATCAGCCGCAGTAGGCTTGTTTTTAGTGTTATACGCTCTGCGCCATCCTGGTGAATAGCTCGTCCCGTTAAACACATAGACAAACTCCGCATTAGTGAGTGCGCCAGAGACACCTGTCGTTGTTGCCGTTGTTATACGAATCGTATAATTGTTTGAGCTACTGCCGTTATTAAATACCTCAATAACTGCGCCAGCCAGTGGAATAATGCCGCATCCTGTTTCGCTGTCTGGTATGGATGCACTATTTGCATACGCCCAGGCACAACGCGCTATCCATGCTTTTGCATTAAAAGCACCATTATCTCGTAGCAGAGTCACTAATTGCTCTGTTGTTATTGAAGCTCCATTATCACCTGTTACAAGCCAACCAGTAGGAGATGCCGGGCAACCAATATTTGCTGGTGACAGTGAAATATTCGCAGAACCGTCAAATGAAACCCCATTAATGGTACGCGCTGTTAGCAATTTGGTAGCCGTAGCTGCATTACCGGTTGTGTTCTGGTTACCAGCAATGTTTACACCCGGCAGATTGATATTGGCGGAGCCATCGAATGATACGCCGCCTATTGTGCGTGCTGTTTGCAGTTTTGTTGCAGTTGCAGCATTGCCAGTAGTGCTCTGATTACCTGTTTTATTCACACCTGGCAGGTCGATGTTTGCGGTACCATTAAATGAAACGCCACCAATGGTTCTTGCCGTTTGTAATTTCGTGGCAGACGCCGCATTTCCTGTTGTGTTCTGGTTGCCCGTTGTATTTACGCCCGGTATGGAGTCTTTCGATGTATAGACCTGTGCCCACTCAGACCATGCCGCATCTGTGTTATCTCTTCGGGAGCGAATGAAAACTGGCGCATGTGCACCGCTCGTACCACTCCAGCCAATAAGCAACTCGCCCTCACCAGCAGCACTCGCACCTTTCATGTGCAATACGTTGCCATACGTGGTCGGGTAGCTATTGTTGTACGCCTCGTACATTTGAATGCCAGCAGTGCCTTGAGTAGAGCCGCTTAACGCCGTAACTCGGCCACGAGATACCAATGTATTAATGTTGATATCGCCTGAGCCATCAAACTTAACACCGTTGATGTTTCTTGCCGTCGCAAGTTTTGTCGCGGTAGCAGCATTCCCCGTGGTGTTCTGGTTACCTGTTGTATTTACACCTGGAAGATTGATATTGGCCGAGCCATCAAATGCCACACCGCCAATCGTGCGTGCTGTTTTCAATTTCGTCGCGGTGTCGGCGTTCCCTGTCAGCGCCCCGGTGATCCCGCCGTTGAAAGTCTGGCGCGCACTCCATGTGTTAGCCGTGCTCAACAGGGGGATCTTTTCACCGCTGGTACCGAGTTCTCTTAAACCAAGGTATTGGATAACGGCCAGTGTGCTTGTTTTAGCCAGAATATCGCGACCGACTGACGTTAAATCAGTCTGCGCTACCGTATCCTTACCAGTGAAATAAGGCAGTTTGTTTGCACCAGTCGCAAGGGCAGCGAGCGCGGTTAAAGTTGCATCCAGAGGCTGTTTGCCTGCCAGCGCATTTGTCATTGTTGTCGCAAAGTTCGGGTCATTGCCCAGTGCTGCTGCAAGCTCATTCAGAGTATCAAGAGCTTCAGGTGATGAGCCGACCAATGCAGAGATAGCAGCTCTTACATAAGCGGTCGTAGCAATCTGCGTGTTATTCGTACCCTGTGCAGCGGTAGGCGCAGTAGGTATTCCCGTTAATGCAGGACTTGCTAAAGGAGCTTTAAGAGCCAGAGCATTGTTGATAGTTGTGCTGAAATTCGGGTCGTTATTGATCGCAGCAGCTATTTCTTTAAGCGTATCCAGTGTGCCAGGTGCACCGTTGATAAGTGCCGTTATAGCTGCCTTAACAAAGGCTGTATTTGCGATCTGCGTGCTGTTTGTACCTTGCGCTGCCGTCGGCGCGGTTGGCGTTCCTGTCAGACTCGGGCTTTCTATTGGCGCTTTGGTATCAGCCAGCTCTTTTACAGACTTAACGGCTTTAGGGGTAGCCGCCATTGTTTCGCTGTCGCTGTTAGTTGCGCTACTGAGCTGAACTAATCCCTTTTGTGTTGTGCTTGCATCCTGCGCCGTATACTTGCTTTTAGCCAGATCGTAGGCTTTTTTAACTGCCAGCGAACTCGCAGCAACATCACTTCTGGTACTGGTTACAGAGTCTGAAATATCAATGCCGATCGTGCGGTTGATACGCTTGGATGTATCAATCATCTCCTGGGTAATGGCAGATACACCAGCAGGGATATTCACCGTACAAACAAGCAGCTCCCCATCTCCTAACTGATATGAATCGGTATAGGTTCTGGAAACAAATTCAGCCGCATGAATATGTGACGCGGTATTCACCTGATAGGTATCTTCTCCAAGGAGGTATCTTCCCTTCAGCACAATTGCATATTTCTTGCCTGCACTAAGTGCAAGAGAAATATCCTTACGTTGCTGAATAGTTACCTGGTAGAATTCACCAATATCCACCGACGCCGCGCCTGCGGTTTTATCACCATCCACTGAGGTGATTAACAGGTTCATCCCACCGCCAGGCTTAGGTAAGAAACCGGCATAAAATCCCGGGTCAACAATCCCCCTGAATTTTCGGTTTAGCGCGGCTGACAGATATGGTTCGTGGTATTGCACATCAGCCACCAGAGCCAACGACTCGGGTGATGGGTAAGTAACCGATGTGACAACTGTAACGTCATTCATCAAGCATATCCTTATGCTGTAGTCGTGTTTATGGCCATAACTGCGGTATATGTTTTGCCCACATACAGCGAGTCTTCCTGGACACAAATAATGGCGATTGGCTTGTTCTCGTTATCCAGAACAACCAGAGTGTTGAATGGGTAGTTTTTCCCTTCCTGCAACTGGCTTTGATCAAGGTCCATTCGGACAGTTATTATCCCGCCTGAGTAGGTTGGGACGAGGTTGATGGTGCAAAATTGACTGGTCAGTTCTGCCAGATCGAAAGCCTTTGGCAGTTCTCCAATCTCATAAGTGCCATCTCCTTTCTTAGTAACCAGTGAACTGGTACCGAAAACGGCCTTGCTGATTAAAAATCGAGAGCCTTTGTTAATGGACGATTCAGCGCGCCGCTGATAGTAATAGTCCAACAACTGACTCTTATAGAGGTTTGTTGAGACGTCAGACATGATTTTCCCTAATCAATGTTGTGAAGCCTCATTGTAAGAGAAGTAACTTGTCACCCCGCCCTGCGGACGGGGTGATTGTCAGGCGTCGCTATCCAGCAACAAATCATCTGCGCGTGTGCGATCAAACGTAGGTGTCGCTTTCACAATAGTGCCACCAGGCGTTGCGGTGATCGGGGCGCTAATCGACGTAACTCCAGTAAGCGAAGTTGTATCCGAAGTTTCAAACCAGCAGAATGCTTTTTCGGTATCAGAAATCTCGTTCAAAGTGATCATGTCGGCCTGTTCATTTACAACAACCGACAAATAGAGCGTAAGCCCATCAAACACTATATGCAGTGGCAGTAGAGGCTTTACGAACTGATTAAACTTTCTGAGAATTTCTTCTGTAATTGCGGACTGATCTATCGTGCCAGTAATCCCCATTGTCCGGGCCAGGTCGTTTATGGGAATACTGATCATCCCTCTGGAAGTCAGAAACATCTCGCCGAATGTGCCGCCGGTAGTCTCCAGTGTGCTTTCTGGTATTAGAACCGTGCCATAGGGATGACGCTCAAGGTCCACCGGTGCATATATCGGATCCCATAAAACAGAAATACCGTTAAATTCGCGGTAAATTGTCTGGTTTATAGGGCGTTCAGTCCCCTTAAAGTGAATCTCATCAAGACGCTGTTGTAACAACATCGGAACGGAAGATGAGTTCGACGTTCTGATAGTAAAGAACTGGCCAAGTTCATTTGTCCTGGTCTCCAGATCCTCCTTGCTCATGGAAAAAATAGACTTCCGGTTGGTAATTCGCTCCAACCATGGGTCAACAAAGGTATCCATCATTGACTGAACCAAATCAGCCAATGATTTATAAAGTAATGACTTTTGCTTAGCTGATGTAAGCCGGTTATTAAACCAGGAACGCTGCATCACTCCTCCTCATACGAAATATTAAAGGTGGAGTTTTCTGTATCCAGATAAACGAAATCGTAAAAGCCGTTGGACTCATTCCACTCGACAAATTCCAGATAAAAGTCGCGGAAATAACCCAGCGTTTCGATAAATGCCCAAACGTCTTTTTTCTTGATTAGGATGTACTTGCCGACACGGTTCGGATCAAAGAAAGTTGAGTCACGCCCAAATTTTGTTTCCAGTGCCGACTTCAGCTCATCAGTCACGTTCTCAATGGTCAGGCTTGCCGATATCCGCCCAGTGATGGTGATCTTAAAGGGGAGTTTTCTGACCTCTTTATACGAGAATTTCTTGTTCAACTCATTCGGCACCTTCTTAAAGGCAGCCAGGATCATTTCTTCAAGCTCTGACTGGCTTTTGTTTGGATGCCATCCTGAAATAAATATCTTATTGATATTCCGAACATTATAAGCACCATCTAATTTCTCTTGCTGGCCTTCGCCCCATGCCTTTACCCAGGACAGTCCCGGGATGTTACGCACCAGAAAATACGTATAGTCCCCGCCCCATACGACCTGATCATCATAGGCAAGGTAATATTGTGCACGGTTACGTGTGATCTCCGTTGTTTCGGCATCGGTACCTGCGGTTATAGGTGTCGTTGTCTTAACTGAAATCAAATTAGCTAAATTAGCCGCAGAATCGACAGGCGTCAGGTTTTGGCCAGCAACCAGGGTTATATCGCCGTTGGTGCACCATACCTTAAGCGTAATGGTCGAGCCTTCTGGCGGTATTTGCCCAATTAGCCCATCACCGAATCGAACCCCCAACTGCTCGGATGGTTTATAAAACTCAACGTAGACCTGGCTTTTACTACCGGCTAACCGGAACATAGTGCTGGAAGACCACTGCGTGGTCTTACCATCGGTCGTCACGAATACTTCCAGCTTATAGCAGACAGCAGTGAGAGCCTTTGATAACACGACTTCCAGAAATTCTTTGGCTGCCGTAACGGTATATGTCACCTCCTGGATTTCCAACTGTGCCACTTCTACCGTACCGGTGCCGTCAACCAACCTGCATACATCCATAGTCATGTAAGGGTACTGGTCGTCAGATATTAAAGGCATGTTTTTGGGGATTACCGCTGGGGCATCTTCACTTGTGGCGGTGATCTCAATCATCCCCGATGACGGTGTTGGCTTGGTACCAACGTAACTATTCGTTTCTGCCGCTGCCAGGATAGAGGAACGCCGCGTCGCGGTCGATATAAAGCCTTCAGCCAGCGCCGCATCGGCATACTGAAAGCACCTGTAGACAATCTGGGTAATAAACAATGTCAGCATCGAGACAAATTGAGAGCCGACAAACTTCGACCAGAATGAATCTTTCTCGACAAGCTCTTCAAACTCTGCACGAATACTGTCTTTAGTCGGTGTTGTTTTACTCATAGCACCACGTCCTGTGTGATAGTTATATCCCTGATACGAATGGATATTTTCAACTTATCAAAAGCATCTCCCTCGGCTACTGACAAGCCAGAAATCGGTATGTCAGGTAAATCTACCGTCAGTTTTTGCAACAGCATTGCCTCAACCGCAATTTGAACATGCGACAAGTTGGTCGGTTCGTGTTTAAACTGCGGTAAAACATTGCCCCATGACGGATCTCCGTATACCTCACCCTGATAAGTGTTTAGCCACTCATATAAACGAGCGCCCCAGGCCTCCTCCTGGGACTCATACGTTTTTACGCCGGATAACTCCAGCGTCAGTAAAGGATCAATTTCATTATTGTTGGCCATCAATCAACTCTCGCGTAGTCATTCATCAACGGATCATCAATTGACAGTGGCACCGTGCGCATAACGCCCGGTTGAGGCGTGCTGACCTTTACGACAGTTCCCTGGCCTTTCGCCGAGTCTTTAGTGTGCTCTTCAATCCTGGCAAGCAATGAGGTCATCTGCGCAAACAGCCGCTTCGTTTCACCATCAAGTGAAACGGTATTATCAGCCAACTGCATTGTCGGCTTGGCACCGGAGCCGCCAAGGTCACTAATAACCTGTCCGTCTATCTGCATACGACCGGTTGGTTGCTGCAAATCGTTGGCGGCAGTCGTCACCTGGGACGTGGAGGCTGGTTCAGGAGAATTATTTGAGCGCATTCCCCGGGCATTAATGAGTTTGTCATACAGTCCATCAATCCCCATTTGTGCGCCGAGCTGGTCAAAGTAACTTGAGTTGTTGGCCACCGGACGTGCCTCTTCAACTGGCATAGGTGTATCAACATACACATTGCCAGCAGCCGTTGCGGTCCCCTTCCCTCGTGCACGTTCTTCGAGCGTTCCCTGAACAACTTCCCGACGCATCCCCCGGCCATTCAGGAATTTGCTGGCCAGATCGTTCACCCCCGTAAGTTCACCAATCCGGTCTACTAATCCCCCTTTTTCAAACGGGTTTTCGCCAGGGGTAAACGCCAGGCCCGTAGACTGATCAACAAAGGCGTTTTCAGGAAGGTTATCCATTCTTGGTGATTGGCCACTTTGTTGCGGTCTTCCTCCTTGTGTTCCTGCTCTAGGTGTATAGATTTCACCACCTAAATAGCGAGCACGATGAGTATTGACCTTGATCGCGTACTCACGGTTTTCTTTCGATAAGTCACCTGTGCCTTTTTTCCACTTATTAATAGTGCCAAACCCAGCGTTATATGCAGTGATGGCCTCGTTTAAGTCTCCATTGGCTTGCTTCAGATACTTGCTCATGAGAAGAGCCGCAGCTTCTGCCGATTTTTCCGGATTAAAAGAATCTTCCCGGGATAATCCAGTTTCCTCACGAGCAACGCGCGTAAACTGGAACATCCCGAGTGCGCCACCACTTAACTTTCCATCTGGTGATCTTGTAAGCGGAGACTTTGCGTTAGGATCCCCTCCTGATTCAGTTGCAGCAATCGCGTAAAGAGTGCCTTCAGGAAGACCATATTTATTCTCTAGTTCAGCAAAATACGGAGCTAACTTATCGAGATTTGCCTTACCTTCAGCGCCAAGGCTTCCGACTTTTACATCTAAGTTGCCATTATTGTAGGTATCAGCAGCTTTCTGAATGTCATTCCCAGTGCCGGTGGTATTACGCGACGATGATGACGAGCTATTTTGTCCAATAGCTGAATCAATTTTCCGCACCGCGCTATTGCCCATTTCTACGGCATTTGCATTGATAATCTGATTGGCAGTTTCTTTAACTGTTTTATTGCTATCTTTCGCCGTGTCCAGTGCCGCATTTATCACGCGGGTAGCAATATTAGTCTGTTTAGCATCGGATTCAGTTTTAGAATCAGATGTCTCCTGGTGGCTATTAACCGGAGCTTTTAACTCTGGAGTGATTTCTTTTGCATTAGCCTCGCCGATCGGATTGGGTATTTTTGATACAATCATTGCCGCAGGGGTATTTTTAACGGCATCAACCGCTGCATCTAATGCTTTACCGGGTAAATTTTTAACCCCATCCCAAATATTACCAGCCGCCTCTTTAATGTGTTTCCCTGGGTTCTTAATGAAGTCAATTGCACTATCAATTGCATCACTGAAAACCTGTTTCAGGTTATCGACAGTAAAGAAGTCTTTGATGGCATCCAGCTTTTCAAGCAACTTATTAGATGTATCGCTAAACCATGCTGAAACAGCATCACCAATCTTTGCTGTGTAATCATCGAACTTGGTAGAAATGGTGTCGCCAAGGTTAGAAATATATGTTTCTAAGTTGGTAACCCCGCTATCAATGGCCTGGGCAATACTTTCCGTCGAAAATGATTGCAACATATTGCCGATATCCTCAAATCCAAGTGATTTGAGAACATCACCAATAGCACTGCTAATACCAGATACCAGTCCCCCCAAATCAAGAACATTGGCTAACGTATAAGCGGCTTTTTGCTGGAATGATGGATCTTGTCCTGATTTAAGCCCAAACGCTCGACGTTGCGCTTCTGTATCATTCCAACCGGTTACCGCATCATAAATACCTCCAGCCACTGTGCCGACTAGGGGAATTGCGCGTAACGCCCCTTTACCAACTGCCTTTAATCCAAGTTTACCTGCTGCCCGGGCAGCCAAATCTCCGCCTTCATGGGCGAGAGTCTTCTTGCCCCCACCGCGTAGCATTCCTACGAGTCTCTTTGCCCCCAGAGCGCCAAAAGCGAGTGCTCCAGCTTTTTTCAGCATGCCACGCCCCATTAACAACGACGCGACGCCACCGGCCCCCTTCCCTAACAGGCTAAATAGTTTAGACAGCAAGCCGCCCTTCTTTTTCCCGGTGTTTTTGGCTATCTGATCAAGGGCGCTGAGAATCTTGTCATTGCCCTCTTTAATTTCGCTGGTCTGCTCCTGAAGTTCCTGAACCGTCCGTTTTTGGGTGTTAACCTGAACGACATCGGCACTATTTTGCGATTTACGCCTAAAAAAACCTTTTCTACGGCTGTTATCGTCATTGCCACGAATCACATCGGCAATAGACTTTCTGGCACCATTAAGCGATCCACCAACTTCTTTTGATATCCCGCCAAGCTCCTTCCCTGCTGCCCACAATGGACCAGCAACGGCATAACCTAACGCATCAACGGCACGAGTCTCTGAAGGGTTACCTATGCCTTCAGCTACTTTTGACAGTTTTTTTAATAAACCTGATTCAGCATTTAGACGCTCATCATCCTCTTTGCGCCTGGCCTTTTCAGCACGTTCAGCACGGGCATCTTCCGCTGCGGCCTTACTCCCTGACTTTCCAATAAAACGACCACGCGCATCGCGTTGGTTTTGGCTTTTTTGCGCACCGCCTTTTTGATCGAACATTTCGCGAGCGTGTTCGGCTGCTTCGGTCCGTTGTGCCTTTATATCCTCTGGTATAGCCTTCCTGCGTCGTTTTTTACCCTTTGGTGTAGTTGATTTGGCCTGCTGTTCCTGTTGAGCAATGCCCTCCTGAACTACACGAGAAACGTCCCCTAAATTAAGCCGTTTCATTGCGTCAACAATAGGGTCTACTGATGGCGCATTGGCCACAAAGTCTGGCCGGGAATTTTCGATTGTTCGATTTAATGCCGACACACTGCGAGATACTGGGTCAACCGTTGCAACGCGTTCCCCTTTCAAATCACGAGCGAGTTTAACCGTTTCTAACCGCTGTGCTTTAACATCCTCTGTTATTGCCTCTCTTCGTCTATTTGGGGGATTGTGCGCTGTTGGTGCAGCCTGCTGTGCACGGTTAGTGACTTTGTCCTCCCGTATACGAGAAACGTCCCCTAAATTAAGCCGTTTTATTGCGTCAACAATAGGGTCCACTGATGGCGCATTGGTCACAAAGTCAGGACGTGAATTTTCGATTGTGCGATTTAATGCCGACACACTGCGAGAGACAGGATCAACAGTTGCAACTCGTTCCCCTTTCAAATCTTCAACAGCTTCCCGAATACCTGCAAGCTCTTCCAGCTCTTTCGCGCTGGCGGTTTCAACTGTCCTTATAACATCGTCAATATTGGCGTTTTTTCTTTCCATGATCTTATCGCCTACCGTTTCGGTTTAAGTTTTTCTTCCAGTTTCTCCAACAGGAAAAACGCATAGGATTCAGTAAGCCTTTCAGCGTCCTGAATCGGTATACCCCCATACAAAACCAGGTTGGACACTAAGGTCTGATAGCTTTTCAATCCCCACCTGTGGAATGAAGTCGGTAGCCCGAAAGGGCACCCACAGACGGGTATATGCACCCTCTGTGGACTCCTTTTTATCCTGATTTGGGCATTTATGCGGCGGGAGACGAAGACGCATTTCACCTTTATCGATGTAGCACGGTAAACCATGTTCGAGCTTTTCATGAGCCAGTCGGATGTGTGCCGCCAGCTTCATAAATTCAGTATCAATGGCCATCCGTTTAATCGTTTCATAACGACGCTCAGCCTGATCTTCACGAGTACCGCTAACATCGTTATAAAGCTCACACTGATAAGCGAATTCCCAAAAACGCAAATCAACGATCGCTTCTTTGAATTCCGCGTCGTCTTCAGGTGGCAATGCTGCACGGCGCATCTCCAGCATTTCCATTGCCCAACCATCAAGCGGCACGATACGCCATTGATAAGGTACTCCCTCTACAGACACCTCAATATCGTCAATGAAAGGTTCCACTTCCAGGACCTGGATATCTTCAGCCAGAGCATTCATATCGCAATCGTAATAATGCTCTTTACCGCAATGTTTACAGGTGTAGGTGAATGTCTCGACCGGTGTTTCACGGGAGCCGGTAAATATCCACCATAACGCGGTAATCCGGTCCTGCGCCGTCCATGTCAGGGGATCATGTTTCGCGGGTTCAGCAAGCAAGGCTTTTAAATACGCCGTTGTCTGTTGTTCTTGTTCCTCCGGTGTTATCGAGTTGAAACGCATCGCATCAGCAATATTTGGCTGACGGAACTGGATCAATTCAGTTGGCCGCGATGGTAGCGGGAAAAGAGGTAAAAGCATCCTTGCTCCTTAATTCAAAGAGAAAAGCTAAAGCCCAGAAGGGAAGCCAAAGAACTTGAGGATTGGTTAAACGTGCTGTGCAATGCGAAGGTCATTGGGAATGACTTAAATTCAGTAACCTGATCTCGCGCATAGGTGACATCGCCGGTAGTGACCGGGAATACCGTCATCTCATTTTCCAGTTTGGTTAAGCCGGAAGACAGCAACCGATAAATACGCACATTGAGCAAATATTTAGACGGTATATTCCCGGTACCGTCCGGATTGATCACCCGACTTTTTGCCGTCTTAAACCAGTCCAAAACGAGGCCATCAACGGTATCCCTGACCATCATTGTTATCTGCCCAGGCGAACGCTCCGTTGGTTGAAGGATATTCCCTCCGCCGATTTTAATCGTTTCATATTCGATGCTGTAATCGTGGTAGGTAATGTCTTTGGCAAAGAAGTCTGCCCCCTCCAGTCCATCAACTTCGACAGAGAACTGCCATCCTTGCGCGAACAGCATTTTGTTCATGATGATTGACGTCAGCTTACCAACTTCCCGCTCACCAACGCCGGAGCCAAATAATGTCGTCGTTAATGCCGAAGATACATAAGACTTTACTGAAGCAACATTAAGCCCCATATCAGCCCCCTCACTTCAACATGGATGAGAAAAGAACAATCCCCGGGATAATTGCCCTTGTTGCGCTCATTTTCTCTTCCAGATCCAGCTTTCGCTGATACAGCGTGTTCTCGTCGGATAAATTGCTGGCATCGAGTTTCCCCGCGATAGATATTCTTCGCAGGCGATCAGTGTTAGGTATCGCGATTAACACTTCCAGATAGTCAGAAAGTAACCCAATGATTTCAGGTGGCACTTCCCCATTATCCAGATCCATATCACGTAAATTAGCCAGATATGACACATTCAGCGGGTATACCGCTCGATGAGTATCTTCAAGCTCGATATTCCCATCGTAAACATCGGAGTAGACAAGATCGCCGGTATGATCCGTAACCGATACGAGCGCAAGAAAATCAGCAGGGCAAGCAAGTGATTTACAGGTCTGATCAGTGAAGCGTATCCGCTTGATGTGTCCCGCCCTATCCTGGTAGGTTCCCAATGCTTTTCTTAGCAGGGATTCCAGTAAGGCAGGTTCATCCGCAATCAAAGGTGTGAAGCGGGATTTGACGTCTTCGAGTAATTGTCGTGGTGTCATTGAAACCTCGTAGAATCTAGTTTGTTAACAGATTCTACGAGTTGTCATTTGTGACAGTATGCTCGCAATCGTAGTGATTACTACCACCAACTGCTAGCTTTCTTCTCTCTAGCTTTTCCTTCGCTTTGCAGTAAATCTTTACTTCCTGTAGAAATATTTCTATTTGCATCAGCCTCAGACTGAATTACATCTGTCTTAGCTGCTCTCTCCTTCAACTCCTGCTCTATAAAATCGTTTTCTCGCTGGACACGAGCCGCTTTTGCTTGCAGTTCGAGTTTCATGCTTTCGAGTTGCAGCTTGCGAAGCTCATCCTCATAAGCTTGATCTCGCTTCTTGTCATTTGCTAGCTCGGCTTCTCGTTTCGCTCTACGTTCATTTTCTGCAGCAACACGCTGTTTTTCGCGTGCAGCAGCGGCAGATGCTGCTTTTTCTCTTCTAATACGTTCAGCTTGTGCTTGTTGGCGAATAAGTTCTTTTCTGGCATCCTCAGCTTGCTGCTCTTTAGCTCGCCCTTCATTTTCCGCTTGAGCAATAGCAGCAATTTGACTTTGCAACGAGTTAGCCAAGGCAGTGCCTACACTAAACGTAGAAAAGATTAGAAATAAAATAATTTTATTCATAAATTATTTCTTTTCTGGACAAGTAGCATTTGGCTGAATTCGAGTTTCATTATCTTTAGTTGAAATAAGCACAGCAAGCCCCGTTGTAAACTGGCATGCTTTACCAACTTGAGTTGAAGTGAACACCTTAGTTCCTTCTTTATAAGTCAGTGAAACACCTTCAACAATTGTTTTATCACTAACCAAAGAACCAGCCGCTGCACCAAGAGCCGCACCACCAGTACCGCCAGCTACAGCACCCAGTGTCGATGTGCCTTTAACATTATAACCGGCAACGCCCCCAGCAACAGCTCCCAGTACCGCACCAAATGTCTGTGCCGCTTCTTTATTAGCTTTATTATCAACTTTCACTTTAGCTGGAAGCACAGAGATAATATTGACTGTCTTTGTTTCCTGCTTCGAATTCAATTGAGCGGTATCATAAACATCGGCAGCATAATCAGCACCGCTAGATTGACACCCAGAAAGAAGAATTGCAGATACAACAAGAGCGCATAAAGTATACTTTTTAGACATAAGAATCATCCCAGAAAAACAAAAACCGGCGAGAAGTTACCACGAGAACGGAAAGTAAACAAGAATACTCCCATTGACTTATATCAATTAATCAACTTTTTATAAGCTATCCCTAACTTATTGTGTATAGCTGAAAAGTCAGAGACAAGTTCACCATCTGCATTATTTCTTAAGTTAATAGTTTATTGCTAACTTAATTTATGCATCGACTATTGATATCCATCTTAAAGTTACAATATCCCTCTGCATTATTTTTCATCACAAATAATATATCTATTGCACGACACTAATCTGCTCTAATAAATTTGTATTTTTAAGTCGCGAATGCTATCTTTTCGCATCATATTGACCTTTTAATCGTTCAGGCTTATAGTTTCGCCGTCGTAGCAAATTCTGCGACCGGGTTTAGCAGCCTGAATGATTGTGCGGACAGCCGCAGATATCCGATATTGCGGTATTTTTGTGTCCGTAAAACCGCGTTACGCCCAAATTATGGTGGGGCGTGATGGGGAGGCTTCGGCCTGCTGGTTTCACAATCGCCAGTCTGCTAACCCCGTCACGTCCTGCCACCTGTTTAGCAGCGGGTAGCAGGTTGTTAAACCTGATTGTGAGGCCGTAACTATGGTTAATGCCAATCCTTGCGCACGCCAAGAATTCATCTGGCGTTTCTATTCCTGCAAAAAACACCACTATCACTTCGTCATCGCAGCAACAGAAGACGAAGCACGCTCTCAATTGCCTGATGGCCCCTGCATTTTTACTGCCCGTTTTTCAACTAACTCGCGCAATTCACTTAGTTACTGGAACCTCCCCTTCTCTGCCGACGTTCAGGGGGGTTTATGAAAAAACCTCTCGTCACCCGTAATGAAATAGCCGAAGCGATCGCCCTGCATACAACCTGTATGCCGACACGGGAGATCCCCGGCGCAATTGCCAACTATTTCATGATAACCAGGCGTTTTTATACCCGAACAGATAAGGCTGTGATCAACAAGCTACTGATAGCCGAGATCAGGGATTATTTGATTGAATAAGGACGTCTACGTTACGCAACAGTGGCAGCAGAAATAAGAAAGGAGGCACATAGAATGACCGGTAAAAATTTGAATATTGAAAAACCAGCACCTGTTGCTTCAGCTACGCCAGCACCAGCCGTGAATGTCATCCCCAACATCGGAGACACAATCGACAGCCAAACATTGTTGAAGATGGTCAATGAGGCACGGAAATTATGTAGCGAAAAACCAGTTCGCAACAATGATTTCATTGCCAGAGTTAAGGATGAGCTTGAAGGAGAAACCTACGAAATTTTCGTAGGTCAAAAAAACGGCGCAGAAATAGATATTATAACCATGACCTACAAACAAGCCCTGCGAGTTGCCGCGCGCGAGTCAAAAGCGGTCCGCCGTTCGCTGATCGACAAACTGGAAGAATTACAGCAGGCAAACTCCCCTACCCCATCGATCCCCCAGACATTACCAGAAGCCCTACGCCTGGCTGCCGAGTTAGCAGAACAGAAAATGCAGTTGGAACAACAGCTGGTGGCCGCAGCCCCTAAAGTCGATTTTGCCGACCGGGTATCAGTGGCCAATGGAATCCTGATCGGGAACTTTGCAAAGGTCGTTGGACTTAAGCAAAACGCCCTTTTCTCATGGTTGCGCCAGAACGGCATTCTCATGGCTTTTGGTGCGCGCAAAAACGTACCGCGCCAGCAGTACATTAACGCCGGGTATTTCACGGTGAAAGAAGTGGTGCTGGATGATGAAAATGGCTACCAGATACGGCTGACGCCCCAATTAACGGGTAAAGGCCAGCAGTGGTTAACTCGCAAGCTACTTGATGCTGGTTTGTTAAAACCAGTAGCAATAGGTTAACAAAAGAAAAAACCTGCCAGCAAACTGGCAGGTTTCTGAGCAGATCGACCAACCCGATCTGGATCGAGTCAGAAAAATTTGCTCTAATAAATTTCGTTTTCTAAGTGCAAAGAATCACCATTTCGAGCTGGTGATTGAAGGTTGATGCAAATTTGGAGAAAAAATGCAACAAACATTCAATGCGGATATGAATATATCAAACCTTCATCAAAATGTCGATCCTTCAACCACTCTGCCTGTTATTTGTGGTGTTGAAATTACGACCGACCGCGCTGGCCGTTACAACCTTAATGCTCTACACAGAGCGAGCGGACTCGGTGCCCATAAAGCGCCAGCTCAATGGCTAAGAACGCTGTCAGCCAAACAGCTCATCGAAGAGCTTGAAAAAGAAACTATGCAGAATTGCATAGTTTCGTTCGAAGGCCGTGGCGGCGGCACTTTTGCCCATGAATTGCTCGCAGTGGAGTACGCAGGTTGGATTTCTCCCGCGTTTCGGCTGAAGGTAAACCAGACATTTATCGACTATCGAGCTGGAAGATTACAACCTGCTATTCCGCAGAGCCTCCCAGAAGCTCTCCGTTTGGCTGCTGACCTGGCAGAGCAAAAGCAACGGCTGGAGCAAAAAATGCTGATGGATGCACCTAAAGTCGAATTCGCCGAACGCGTTGCTACCGCCAGCGGGGTTCTAATCGGCAACTATGCCAAAGTGCTCGGCCTGGGCCAAAACTATCTCTTCACCTGGTTGCGTGATAACGGAATTCTGATCGCAACCGGTGAACGCAGGAACGTCCCCAAACAAGAATACATATCCCGTGGGTATTTCACCCTTAAAGAAACCGTGATCGATACAAGCAATGGAAGCAGGATTTCTTTCACGACTCGTATAACCGGCAAAGGTCAGCAGTGGCTGATGAAGCGATTGCTTGATGCTGGTGTGCTGGTACCTGTCGCGGCAACGCGCTAACAGACGTAGTAAGAACCACCAGCATTGTAATGCTGGCTAAAGTCACTTTCCTGAGCTGTATAACGATGAGCGATTTTACTTTTTCTGGCTATGAATTGGCCTGCTTTGTAACACACTCCGGTCTATCCCGTAGCGCCGGGCATATCCTGTCGCAATGTGCAAATCTAGCGGCAACAACCAGTGAATACTTCATTCACAAGCCTCACCGCCTGATCGCGGCAGAAACTGGTTATAGCCAATCAACCGTCGTTCGTGCATTCCGTGAAGCTGTAAACAAAGGAATTCTGTCTGTAGAGATTGTTATCGGCGATCACCGTGAACGTCGCGCTAACCTGTACCGGTTTACACCATCCTTTTTGGCCTTCGCACAACAAGCCAAAAATGCGCTGATTGAAAGCAAATTAAAGATCTCTTCAGCGGCAACCAAGGTTAAAGCTGTTCTCGCTAAGACATTGGCTTTATTTAATTTTTTATCCACACCCCCATGTCAAAATGATACCCCCTCCCCCTGTCAGGATGACGTGGCAATAAAGAATAAGAAGTCACAAGTTAAAAAAACAAAAAGATCAGTTTCCGGCGGTGCCGGAACGAGCAGACTCAAAAAATTGACTTCATGGATCGCTGAGGCAAAAGCAAAGGCTGACAATCTGCGGTTATCCAAAAAGCGCGCTCAAAAACATGAGTTCAAGCAGAAAGTAGAGGCGGCAGCGCGGAAATATGCTTACCTGAAGAACAAGCGTTCTCCTGATATTGGCGGGGTATCAAACTTCGATAATTTGCCGCATTGCATGACGGTAAACGAAGCTCTTAATGCGGTTTTAGCCAAAAATAAAGATAACGAACAATGGGGTATACCGGCAGGATTCAGAGGGTGATAGATTGCTCTAATCTGGAGTCACCTGGCGTTTTCAGTTTGAGGTCGGAGATGCAATCTGATTTTTTACAGTTAGCGATCGCTTTTGCAGGATATGTTTGTATTGGCTTCTGTGTATACATGTTCAGCCGAAAAATGCTTGTCGATATCGACCGCAAAGAACAAGCAGAGGAGATCTTAGTATGGATTTTCTTTGGCGCGGTCTGGCCATTAGGGATCATGTTTGCTGCAACATTTCTTCTGATGTGGATATTCACCCTTCCAGGTGATTTCTATAGAAAAAAAGCCAGACATTGATACAATCGTTGCGGGTGCTTGAGGCTATCTGCTTCAGGCATTACCCGAAAAGCAGATAGAAGAAAGCCCCAGATAACATTACGCGTCCTGCAAGACGCTTAACATTAATCTGAGGCAATATCTATGCTTAGCATACGTAGATTAGCCTCTTACCGACCAAAAGGTCAAGGAGAAGCAGGCTATGAAGCAGCAAAAAGCGATATTAATCGCTCTGATCGTCATCTGTTTAACCGTCATTGTGACGGCACTGGTAACGAGGAAAGACCTCTGCGAGGTACGAATCCGAACCGGCCAGACGGAGGTCACTGTCTTCACAGCCTACGAATCTGAAAGGTAAGAGACCTGGCGGGGAGAGATCCTCGCCACTCTTCGTGTGTCAGGTATCCTCAATGCACCCTTTCCTCTCCAAATAAAAAAGCTCCCGAAGGAGCTTTAAAATACAAGGGATGACTCTTAATCCCACTCAATCCAGTTGTAGACGATACGAAGTGACGGGCGCACAGCGGCAGTCACATCTTCGGTACTAAAGTCGATTGCATCACTGTAGATTTTGCAGTCCAACATTTCAATTGTTGTAGCAGCTTTTGTCACAGCGTTAACCCCGGAAGATTTGGATTCAGGGGTAGCAGCCATCGTGATATCAACATAGTCCTTCGCCGCAATGCGATCTTTAATGAACTGAAGAATATCGCCTTCGATAGTCTCCACGCACTGGACCTGGATTTCCCCAGAGTTTCGAATTGGACCGTGCTGGTTGAACTTCACACCATTCGGACCATAGTCCTCCACATCCTCGCGGGTCATTTCAGGAATTTGCGACGTGCGAACCAGTACGCTGATATCTTCATGGCCTGCAAAAGTGAGCTGGAATTCAGAAGATACCAGTCGTTCGCCTTTGGCCGCGTTGGCAGTATAGCGGCCCTTAATAAATTTACGGTTTCCCTTAGTGTTATTGTGCCCCATATAAAATCCTTTTACTGGAACGCCCGAACAATATCGGAGCTGTTATATATCGAAGAACCGGTCAACTGGAGGTTGACGGTGTTTTTCAGGAAATGTCCATTGCTGTCCCTGGGCGCATCGAGATCGAAACTTATGTCCTGGATAGCGACATCAATGATGTTGATCCGGCGACCAATGTTTAGCGTCACACGCTCCGGGATTCGACCACCAATACTGGCATCTTTAAGTTCCGGGCTAATCATCGCTGACAATGCGGCGATAGCTCCTGAAACCTCCGTGAATGGGTCAAACAAAGCGATGAAAGTTACTGGCAGCGTGAAAGTCGGCGGTGTTCCCCCCTCCCAAACCATTAAGCTGTTCCAACGGGCCACCGACGTTGTTTCAGTACCAACCTGCGCAAAACCACTGAAAGCACCAGCAACAGACCCCATGGACATACCGGTAAACGGCGCTTCCCAATTCTGGGCCATGTTCATTGCTGCCCCCTGGCTGATATATCCGGTAACCTGGTACTGAGAGTTCGTTAAAGTAACTTTCAGAAATGGCGATACACCGTCAGCCTGGCTGTAAACCCCATAAGGTATAGGTGCCATTCAAGTTAAAGGCCGGAGTTCTCCGGCCTCCTCCTTTAGCCAAGGCGCTTACGGCGCAGTTTCATTGACTTTTTGCGGGCAAGTTTTGCCGCGCCGGTCTGGGCTTTTCGACGCGCTTTTTTCAGCGCCGATTTTTGAGCCGCAGTCAGACGTTTTTTACGCAGGCGTTTACGGATGAGTTTGATCTCACCGTTACGAACAACCTTCTTAAATGCTTCAGTCAGCATTTCATCAGAAGTGCCAGCAACAACAAACGCCGCTTCCAGTTCGTCGCGGTCGTCGCTATCTAAACCAGCGATAGAGGCACCAACATCAGCAGCAGCGTCGTCGTCTTCATCGTCAGCCAGTGCTTCGATCAGGTCATCATCTACACCGCATGCTGCGAGGAAGTCAGCAACATTTGCCCATGCTTCGTTATAGGCATCGTCCTGTTCTTCTGTAACTTCGGCGTCGTCGTCATCAGAGATACCAGCGATAGCCTGAACGAAACCATCAAGGGAGTCGAAAGTCAGATCACCGCTATCAGCCCAGGCGAAAACGGCGTCGGCCGCATCACTCAACGCATTCTGCATAGCACTTCGATTTGCAGCTTCCAGAATCATCTGGTGCGCCTGTTCGACGGTCCATTCTTTACCGTCTTTCCCTTCCAGGATTTGCTCAGGAGCCGGGGCAGATGGAACGTTATCGTTAGTCTGTGCCGCCGGTTCCGGATTATTATTAATAACCGGATCTGTTGGCGGTTCGGCGCTTGCTCGGGCAGACTCCATCAGCTGCACAGGATCAGAGTTCAAAGCGAAACGGGACAGTCCATTCCCCAAAAATGCCCCGGATTGAAAAAAGTTTTTGCTCATTGTATTCCCTTACTTAATAAGCAGCGGTACGCCCTGGATACGACGGGCTACGCCAGTCGGGCAGCAGGCCCAGACTACTTCCCATTTATCGAATTCCGCCTGCGTAACTTTCAGCACATACGGTTCTGTACCGTCAGCATCAGGATCACGAGGAGCCACCAGAGCGCCGGAGGCGACAAAGCGATCTAAAAGTTTGGTCATCCCTTTAGTCAGGCCAGCCGCAGTAATACCGTCCGGGCTATGCTTCATCTGTCGGGCTAACTGGACAAAGAAACGGCTGATTGCATTCATCAGGGATGGGACGTGCTGGAAGTGCAGATAGTTATCCTGCGTGCAGCAAGTTAAAGCATCGTCGATGATCATCTGGCCAGAGGTGCCAACAGATACTTTATTGAGACGGCCCTTGACCATTGCTTCTTCGTCCGGGGTATCTTCCGGATACAGCGGTTGAATTGACGCACGAGCAATGACGGCACGTTCTTCACCAGCCGGTGAGTAATGCCAACCGCCGACATCAGAGTTTTTCTTGACGCCATGAGCTTTCGCCGCATACGCCACGCCAGACAGACCAAAGACCACACGGGATTGGGTCCATTTGTCTTTGCAGGAGAACGGGTAGTGATAGACAGAACAGCTTACATAATCGGTACCAAGTAAACCGGTACCCTCAACAGCTGTTAGTGCTTCTGCGTACCTTAATGTCGGTTTGACATCAAAGAAGCCATCAATCAGGCGATCTGCACAGATTTTACCTAATGCGGTGATAGCCGCATTGTCATAGCAGCCCAGGCCAAGAACAGCGGTGTACATGTACGGCGCATTGTTCAGCACTTTCACCGCACGCAGGTACGCAGCGGTTGAGATTTTCGACTGATCACCGTTGGTACCACCAGTGAACGCCAACGATTTTTTGTTTGTTACTTTCGCTGTAGAAATCAGATCTTCATTAACAACCGCGCGCAGATATTTAGAACGAGCTTCCAGAGCCGTAGGCAGATAACACAAGCGGCCCATGTCATCTTTCGCTTCTTCCGCCAAAGACACAGTGTGTGTCTCCAGGGTCGTTACCACACCAAGCGAAGTCGTCTGGGTCAGTTTTAAGATGAAGCGTTCATTACTCGCGCTGTCCGCTGTTGCCGTTTCGATGGTTAACTCACGGGTAGGTGAAATACACGGATCACCATCATCAACGTAGATAGCAAAGGCTTCGCCGCTATCAAGTTCAATTTCAGAACCGTATGGCAACGCACTGTAAGCCGGTTCGCCTGATTCATCGAACATAATAATCGGGAACTTCGCATCATCCGGAACAGCACGGACAACATAACCAGACGTTTGCTGAATAGCTTCGTACACATGGCGAATTGGTTCGAACTGTGAGCCGGAAGACGGCTTCAGCGGTTCGCCGAGAACATCTTCGTAATTGGACTCAGTAACCGCCAGAACAGTAAACGGCTTGCCACGCGCAAATACGCCAATACCAGCCCACAAGCTGCTATTTAATGCAACACCGGTAGATAACGTCGCATCGGCATTGATCGGGCTAACCGCGACGCCGGATGCATTACCTAATGACTGTTGAATTGAATATTGAGACATAACTTTCCCTGTTATGCGCCCCGCACGGGGGCGCTATGTTAAACGGAGAACTTCCCCTGATTACTCAGAGTCACCGGCATCAATCGTGTCGCCGCTTATGAAGTTAAGCCCGCCTTTTTTGGCCATTGTCAGCGTTACACGAGTGAAGTAATCAGCGCCGTTGCGTGGGTGCATATCGTTGATAGCCGAACCCCACAGCGTGGTACGGTTGACCAGCGCCGGAGTGGTCGGATGCTGGAACGGGATGGCCGGGACAGCATCACCAGTCACGAAGCCTGCTTTACCCGGATTTTCATCACGGACGTAGCACAGCACATCCATCGAGCTGAACTGAATGTTCTCTGTCGTTAAGTTCTTACAAATACCAGCAGGTACTTCGTACACTTTCACGTTACCGAACAGGGTACCGATGTAGTGAACATACGGAGTCTGGATATAGTCTTCGGCTGGCTGGAAGAAATCCTTCGGCAACTGTTTGAAGAAAGATGCTGCATCAGCACCAGCAAACATCCCCATCGCACCAGAAGATTTAACGCGCTCAATAATGTCGCGATATACAGTCTGGAATTTGCCACGAATGATGGTTGCCCATACATCAAAGGACTGGTTAACCGGCAGAGCGATGTCAAAGGTGTCGGTCGCAAGAGTACGCCAGATCATGATGCGAAGACGCAGCATATCCTGTTCATGAGACAGGTATTCCTTCAGGGTGCGGAACTGTAGGGAACCCAGGTCCAGACCAAATTCACGCTGTGCTTCATACGCCGCCTGTACCGTGTGCTCAGCCGCGATAACGAACTGGCTTGGGAACAGGGTGTATTTCTTCATTTCGTGGTTGATCAGCGGGATCAGCTCAGGAGCGGCTTCAATATTGATTTCCGTCTCAATTGCGATCTCAGTGCCTTTATCCGGCGCTTTGGAGAACGACAGGGCAATCTGACCAATGTTGTAGTTCAGAGAGCAGGTAACAGTGATTTGCTCACCAGCAGCATTAGTAAACGAGTGAAGTAGGCTGCCGGAACCGTTATCAACAACAGACTTAATACGGTTAACGTAGATATTAGTGCGACCTTTTCGGATTGGTACATTCTGGCCTTCGAAGTCTTCCATCTTGAAGGTTGCGGTTTTGCTGGTGCCATCGGAGCTTGCCACCAGCACATAGCGGCGGCGTAACTGGCTGTACACACCGACGGATTGCATGTCCAGAACATCACCAGCAGCATAAGAACCAAAAGAGGAACCTGCCACGTTAAAGACTTCATAGATGTCGGACTGGTCACGCGTAACCGGAATGAAGGTACACGCATCAGCGGTAGCTGCCCCCAACTGAACAGGCAGGATCATCGCGAGGAATAAAGGCAGACGCATAACACCGTCAGAAACGCTCATCATCTCTGCTGCGACGGATTCCAGCATCGCTTTATTAGTGGCATCCATGCTATTGCGGGTGGACTCAATCAGGCAGTTTTCCAGCGTCTGGTGGCAGGAGGCCAGAATTTCCGGACGCGGCATAGATTTATGTGCTGCGGCGTAGTCAGCCAGTGCACTTGCCCACGCTGTAGCGATTTGAGCGGTGGCATTATCAGAGATACCCGCAAAAACCGGGTCTTTACGTGCAGCTTCAAGGATAGATGCGGCACGCGCGGCATCATCTTTAATGAATTGGTTATCAGTACCGAACTGCGCAGTGCTTGCCCAGCCAAGCACAGCTTTAGAGCGTTTTGCGATATCTGCAATACGATTCTGGTATTCGCGTAAGTTACTCAATTTACTCTTCCTTAAACACAAGGCACTTGTGTGAATCCCTTTTCGGAAGAGATTTTATTGAAAGTCACTTGTTGACTTTCTCGTGACAAGCAATTTTTTTATTTTTTTCGGGAGTAGGGGAGGAAGGTAAAATCCAAGGTGAAATCGTGGCGATTTCACCTTGAAATTTTAGATGGATTTACTTTAAAAACAGTTGGTTAATAGTGAAATTTGAATGGCGAAAGTTTAAGGCTTCGGCTTTTTATCGAGGCTCTTTCTAAGGATATGCCCAATCATCCTGTCGAGTTCTTCCTGTAGCTCTTTTGAAAGTCGATTAAACTCATAAGAAAATGCACGGCCTTTCACGCGCTTCCTTGCAAAGCGATCCTTGTCCTCAAATTTCCATAATTCAGTAACTACGGACTTATCTTTAGAACCTTTATCCGTGAGTAGTGAGGCTTCCTTTGTTATCAAGCGCAGGATTTTATTTTTAACTTCATCTTCGGCCATTTCTTCAATGGATAAGATGTCGTTTATTTCCGGGGATATGTTTTGAATAAGCTGATCAAACTCTAAATTCTTGTTCCCCATTTCGTCGCCAACAGCACAAAGCGTTTTGTAGTCCGAAAAGGTTAATTCCGACTGAACAGGGAAAAGGGCGACTAATTCTTCCGGAGCACTCGCTGCCTGGAGAGCACGCGTGACCTTCGCCTGAGACAGCCCTTCTTTGGCTGCAATATCCTTCTGACTCATCCCATCATTTTTCATTCGCATCAAACGCAGACCTATTTCTCGAATGCTGTGCTGCAATGCTGTCTGAACGTCTTTCGCTAAATTTTGCGCTTCCTGAACGCTGATCTCCTGGTCCGTGACTAAAACCCGCAACCCTACGTTCTCTAAGATGGCAGAAGCTCGACGCCGGGAACCATCCAAAATTTCAATTTTCCCTGTAGCCCGTCTAACACCTATTGCAGGGTAAAATTGCTGATGCTTAATAGTGCTTCGGATACTTTTTAATGATTTTGGCGTAAGAGATGCCTGGTCACGCCCGTTGTTATGCTGATCAACAAAGGTATCGCTTTCTACCTGGTTCGGAGGTATTACCTCTTCAATAAATGTGGCCTGGCGACCAGTTGATAACTTGAATACCTGCTCGACTCGATCGCCAGAGGCTGAAGAACTATCAAATCCGCTTAATATTGAAGGATTAAGGGTTCGCCCAATTGTTGGTCTGTTTTTCTTTGACATGGGGGGTTCTTACTCCTCAGTTAGATCTGATAAATTCAATACGGTCAAAAACTGCTTTAGCAAAATCTTCCGCGGCAATTCGCGCGTTCTTCAATGCATCAGCACTACCAACATACGTTGCCGGGTTAGCTGAAATAACAGTGTCAAAAGACTCGCCGCAACGTTCAAAACCGTCAAGGCGAGGGAGGACGACATCGAGCATATCCCCACCGAACACTTCTTTAGCCAGGCTATGGCAATACTTATGATCTGCCTTGTTACTCAACTTGGACATAAAACCAATGTTAGTCGCAAGCTGGCACTCGCAGCCTTCATCCGAAATGAGTTTTACCAACTCAGGAAGGCGGGCAACGTATTTAAGCGATGAGTGGAAATCGACAGTTGCTGGCGGCAGAGGTGTAAACAGTATATTGGCCGAGGCCAAAGCATTTTTCAGGAAGGCGTCAAGGTGAGGACCACTATCAACGAGGATAAAGTCATAATCGCTCTTCAGCTTATCAATCACATTTTCTTTCAGGACAGCATGGATGTTCTGACCCGGTAGATGCTCATTGCACAGCTCTCTCCAATCGGATGCAATAAAGGCATCGTCAATCGACGCAGGCATAACGTCAACCCCAGGTACAACAGAAGGAACAATAAACTCCTCTAACAGCTCTTCACGGCTTACATTCTGCAACATAGCCTGTGCAGATGTTGCGTTTACGATACCAATAGAGTGTTTATGGCTTAAAAACATCGTTGCTGAAGATTGCGGATCAAGGTCAATAACCAGAATCCTTAAATCTTCCATCAGAAGATGAGGGTGAGCACGCATTGCATGCGCCAGAGAAACCGTCGATACAGTTTTAGACACACCGCCTTTAAGATTGGAGATGAAAATCACATACGCTTCGCTGTAGCGATCCCGGTATTTTGGCACTCCGCGATGTTCATATATGTCAATGATGTTCTGAATTGACATCGCATATTTCATTGAAGAGCCAGCAGGGCGTTTATCGAAAACATAACCCTTTTCTTCCATTTCACTTACGGCATAGTCAACGTTCGCTCGAGTCAGTAGAGGCAGTTTTGCCAGTGCCGCTTTCGCATAGACCTGGTAAAACTCGTTCGCGTGTAGCTCATCCTTTTGCAACTGTACTTGTTCAGTCAGAACATTGAGCATTCTGTTTGCTCTTTGAGCAACCTTGTGAAGCTGGCTGGAATCACTCATCGAAAGTCATCCTTTATGCTGTATTTTTGAATTTAATTAAAAATGCTGCATAAAATAATAATGTATGCGTAGATGCTTGTACATAGCATTCTCTGCATGTTTGGTTCATTTTGCACGATAGAGAGTTGCAAGGAGGGCACAAAAAAGCCCCGTTCAGGGGCATCAGTGTTATTTGTTAAGAGCTGCGAATAATCGTTCGAAATCGATAGTATCTATAGCACGCGTAAGCGCCGGAAGTTCAGCCTCAAAGCACCCGTTTCGATCGTAAAAGAAGGGACCGAAGAGCGAGGCATGTTGGATTCTACTTCGCCCCAGTCCGGACACACAGTTAAGCCCATTACCGGCTAAAAGGCTAAAAAACTTCTCTGGATTATCGTGGTAAAGCTGGGAATCAATGGTGGCGGTTAACTCTTCCATAGGGAAGCACACCCGCCCTGTCTCCCAGGGATATTTAGTCCGAAGCGTAAACATCGCTTTCAGCAATTCACATTGAGCGCGGATCGCGTCAGGTTCATAGCCAGATATGGAGACATAAGCCACATCCCTCATTCCTGCGTCATCTTTGAAAGTCACGATAGAAGTAACATCCAGTTCTTTTTCGAAAGAGCGAGCAGCATCTACTGGACGCTGAAGTAAATCATTCGACTTAATCCGCTCGAGAATCCCTCCCCACATATCATTTAGATATTCGATATGAGCCAAAACCTTATCAAGACACTCTCGTGTAAACCATTCAGTATGCCCGCCACCGGCGCTTTTCTCCCACGGCGCATTCCAGGGGAAAAAGGTTGCGTGTAAAGCCCGCTCAAGATTAACTATTGCCAAACGCGTACCACGATAGACCCGTGAAAGCGCAAAATCGGGATTCACTTGTAGCCCTTTAAACCGTGCCAATGGACCACATGAAATGCCGATTTTAAAAGTATCTCCGTTCTCCGGCACCAGAACGTAGAGGTAGTGTTGTTTCTCTTCTTGCATATCAATACCACTGCTTGATGAGAACCGCGCAAATGTTGACTATGCGCGAAAGTTAATGTGAATAGTTGACTATGCGCGATGTGACTACAGTCAAAAGTTGACTGTAGTCGATTTAACTCCACCAAAAATCGACTATGTAAGATATTGTCGGGAGAAACGTTGACTATACGCGATGAAATGACCCTAAAAGCCATCTCAATAGCAGCTTGCAGAATATTGACGCCAGCAAAAATCCACCAGCGTCAACGAATGTCGCCTATAGTCAACTTCTCGCTATCGCATATAGTCAATATTATGGATTGCGCTTATGGATCTGGAAGCCGATTTTCCTGCCGTTTTTTATCTCTGAAAATTTAAGATATTCAATAGCTTCCAAATCTTTCATGGCTTTTCTGATAACGCTATTTTGCACGCTAACGGATGATTTGAGATTAAGCCTCGCTCTAAGGCGCTCAATGCTGACAGGTGCCGGGTTGGCGGGTAGAGCCTCAAAGAATGTATACAGTACCTTGGCCGTCTCTTTGCGCCCTAGTTTATCCAGCATCTTCAGCTTCAGGATTCGCTTATAGTCAACATAGTAAAGTTCAGATAGCTGTTTCTGCGGCTGGATCTCGATAACATCAAGCTCGGTATTCAGGCTGCTATATGCCAACAAGTTGACGTTAATGTTATTGAGATGACCTTTTGCCGCCGGGAAGCGGAATTTGACAACTGTCTGCTGAATGCGTGTCAGAGAGTCATCAATACTTTTACGGAACGCCTTTGAAAGGCGCTTACGTGGATAGCCGCATCGATCGGCAAACTCGGAGAATGGCAGGGTGATTATGCCGTCATCATCAGGTGCGTAGTCAAACAACGCGGAGGTTATGCCCACCCACACCTTAAAATCAGTATCCATATCCAGGCGTGGACCATGAATTTCAATTCCCTCATAGCCTTCCTGCTCAACAATTTTGAGGCTTGATAGTTCTTCAGTTGCGTTCGTTGTGTTTGTTGTAACTGACGATCCGCGACGTAGCGCCACATTGGTAGATTTTAAGGTTGGCACAAACACACCTAAGCGCAACAAAGCGATGGGTTGTATAGTGCTGTTGTTATTGGGCTTCAGGCTGTGGATTTCTCCTGTATTTCCTGCAACTTCTTCAACGCTAAGGAAGCCTTTACTTTCTTCCGGCATCACGGTTTCTCCATGTGTGGCGCGGCCTGACGTCAATTTGGATGGCTGTTATCAACAGCTGTGAATATTCAGACTCTAAAATCGCTTACAGTCAATGTTTCTGTCGCGTATAGTCAACAATAAATCGCGTGCAGTCAACAATAAATCGTGCACAGTCAACATAAAATCGCGTATAGTCAATGTTGATCCCATTTCAGGCCAGTAATGACGCGGCTTACAGCGATCCGGGATCTTCTTTGGATCTTCCTAGGTTCTCTTTAGGATCTGTTTATTGGATCTATGCTGTGGATAAGTTGAATAAACCGGCCAACAAAGCCGGTTGGAAGGAAGTCATATTATTCTACGCTTTCGATAAGAAGACCATGTTCATAACATTTAAGCTCATCGCCTTCATACAGGAATTGGTATCCAACACCACCATCTTCATGGACATTAGGGAATAACTCATAACTCACTGAAGAGCAAATCACACCAATGCAGCGATCAACTCCTTCTCGTTCTTCAGTGCTGAAAAAATCCTCTTCGGTAAGAACATGAGTACATTGCTCATCAGCATAGGTCGGAAATACATGCTCAATGCAATCCGGGTGTTTTAAACCAAGCTGATCGGCAAGCTCGAAAGCACGACGGTATTGTTCAGATCCTGGCTTGCCAACAGTGATTTGCTCAATTTTGTAGATTGAAGTCGCTTTGTTGATAGTTTGCTTTACTGTTACTTTATCAGACATAAAAATCCCTTTTAGTTACCGCTAATAGCTCGGTTGTAATCATTAACGTTGCGATTCTTCCTGTTAATCCCCATCAGCATCGTTTCTGTATCGAGGATATACGCTGGCAGATCATCAAAATATTCACTGCTAAACTCTGGCATCCTGCACATAAATGCACTTTTGGGGGCAGGGTGGTTAACCTTTGTCGGCGTCGGCGTTAAATTCGCTGATCGACTCCCGGAGCAACCGCTGAGTGTCAGCAGGAATACGCTGGCGAACATTACCCGCCGCAACCAGTTGTTTCTGAACTTCAGCTTTTCGTTCCATTTGCCTGTCAGCATACTTGGCTTGTTCTGATTCATTTTTCACTTCCTGGCTGTGAAAATGTTGCTCTGCTTTGTTCATCGTCTCAATGGTCTGGTTAAGATCCATTATTGACTTATCACGTTCCTTAACAGCCTGATCAAGACTGCCAATTTTCTCCATGGCTTGCTTTAGCTGATGACGTTCCCATGCAAACCCAGCACCAACAAGTGCGCAAATCAGAACAAGAACACCAGTAGCAGCAAGTTTCTCCTTCAAAGACAAAGCTGTTTTTAACGTAGAAAAGAATGACATGTCTTCCTCCTGAAGAAAAATTATCAATGAAGTCCTTTGTTACTGTGCCGCTTTGTTTAATTCATCAAGAACAGAATCAGGAACCAAAGCGGCGACTGCGCTGGATGTGCTGGTCTTATTTGCTGATGCTTCCGCAAGCGCGGTACCGATAGCATGGTTATAAGCAGTTATGGCTACGTTGGCGCTTTCCTTCGCTCGTTCATACTGCTGTTGTAACGCAGTTGTGGGCGCTGTTGTCTGGTTGAAAACAACCCCAAACTGTTCAGTTGCTACTTTCAGAGATTCAATTTGCTCTTCTGTTAGTGCTGGTGGGGGAGTGGCAGTGCCGCCGCCTGAACCAGAGCCTGACGAGCTTCCTGAGCCAGTGTTAAGGGTCTGGTTAATCTCCCCCATAGCAGCGACTAAACTTGATGTATTAAGCGCGTTAACAGCGTCCTCAAGCGATTTAGTAATATTCACATCACCAATGGCAATAGAGATCGGCAGTTCTGAAACTTCTCGCTCATTAGCACGGCAGTAAACATCCCAACCAATATCGAGTTGAAGCAGCATTGACAGATCTGCATAACCAGCCAACAGGTCCGCGTGCTTAGTTGCCAGTTCTCCAATGTTCGTTAAGCCGGTTGTGGTTGTTCTGATCGTTGAAACATAGCTGGTAATAGTGTCGGGATAGACAATTGTATCCAGAATTAATCCGGTCAATTCTTCTGCAAGCAGTTTTGCTGTGTTAGCACTGTTTCGTGCCGATGTTATGGCACCAGGTGTTTTCATCCCACCGGCGGCGGCCAATTTTTTATATGCGGATAACTGGTAGTCTTTTTCCAGCATGATATCTCCTAACTTACCTGAACCAGGCCGTCTCCGGCTGCAACGGTAGAGCCGCATGAAACAGGATCACCAACGCATACGATCCCTTTCCCGTTGACGGTAAACCATGCCCTGGTTGATATAGCTTGCCCGCCGTGCGTGCTGTTCCCATCGGTATGCTGTGCATATTGCTTACCATCAACTAACACTTCGACTCCGTTGACTTTAAGTAGTGGTTCACTCTCTACAGGAGGCCTGGATGGGAATCCTCCGTGCCCCGAACAAATGCTGTCTTTTGTTGCAATATTTGCCACGTTATCACCAATGATTTGCTCTGATTTTTATTATTTTAACTTAGGTTGTTTGTGGTCTACATGGCGTTTACTTATTACAAAATTGCTCTAATAAATATTGTTTTTTATGTCGTGTTTTCGGTACCATTCAGCCATCGCCCTTCAATGGGCATTTGTTTGGAGTCGTCAGATGCAGATGGAGCTAATAAGCCGCAAGGAGTTCGATAGCCGTGTAACCAGCGGTGAACTCGACAACTTGCAGGCTATCAAGGTGAAAGAAGGCTTTTGCCTCATTGGGAATCAGAGCGGAACAAATCGCGTTTTTATGCTTCGCCGTACGGATTTGAAGCCATTTGTCTGGAAGAACGAAATTGGTCCCAGCTCATACGCTCAAACGAGGGGGTGCCACAACCTGGCCTTTTTCTACAAAGACGAGCTTTCTGTGGTTGATATTCAAGGGTTACAACATGTTTAAGCACTGGAAAAACATTACTATTTATAAACTTTCTCGTGAGGCGGATCTGACCGACTTAGAAGATAAAAAGAAAATGATCCTTTTCACGCCATGCGGTAGTCAGGATATGGCCAAGTTCGGTTTTGTATCGCCATTTGGTGATAATTCCGAAGTTATCGCTATGCATGGAAATGGTTTTATCCTTGTTGAAGCAAAGCGCGAAACAAAAATTCTTCCCCCGCCGGTTATCCAGCGAGCTATTCAAGAAAAAATTGAAAAACTTGAGCAAGAACAAGCGCGTAAACTGAAGAAAACAGAGAAGGACTCCCTGAAAGACGAAGTTCTACATTCTCTTCTGCCACGGGCTTTTTCAAAGTTTTCTGTTATCCAGGCGATCTACGACGGTTCAACTAAACGTATCTATATCAATGCCAGCGCGCGGCAGGCAGAGGATATGCTCGCGCTTATGCGTAAGTCTCTGGGGTCTCTTCCTGTTGTTCCCCTGAGTGTTGAAAATCCCATTGAATTAACGCTGACCGACTGGGTACGTGATGGTAGTGCTCCACAGGGATTTCAAATGGGGGATGCGGCAGAACTTAAGGCAGTGCTTGAGGATGGCGGTATTGCCCGAGTGAAAAAGCAGGATTTGGGAAGCGATGAAATTTCCACACACTTGGAAGCAGGCAAGCTCGTCACTAAGTTGGCACTCGACTGGCAGAACCGCATTAAATTTACACTGGACCATAACTTCAGCCTTACCAGCGTCAAATTTGCGGATGAATTGCTTGAGCAGAACTCTGATATTGATAGTGAAGATGTTGCGCAGCGACTGGACGCAGATTTCTTCCTGTTGACCAGTGAAATTTCGTGCCTGGTTGATGCTCTGGTAAATGCCCTTGGTGGAGAGGCTAAGCAGTGAAAGAGCTGTGCTATGGATCTGTTTGCAGTGGAATTGAAGCCGCGAGTATTGCCTGGGAACCGTTGGGTATGCGTCCGGCGTGGTTTGCTGAAATCGAGCCTTTTCCATCTGCCGTTCTTGCGCACCGCTGGCCCCATGTCGCCAACCTTGGCGACATGACAAAACTTGCCAAAAAAGTCCTGGCTGGGGAAATCGAATCCCCTGATGTGCTCGTCGGGGGAACACCTTGTCAGGCATTCAGTATCGCTGGATTACGTGGTGGGCTTGATGATGAGCGTGGCGCGCTAACTTTAAAGTATGTGGAGCTTGCAAATGCAATTGACGACAAACGGGCTGAGTCATTTCTCAAACCAGCCGTTATCGTCTGGGAAAATGTCCCAGGAGTCTTGTCATCGGCAGATAACGCCTTCGGATGTTTCCTTGCCGGATTGGCTGGAGAAGATGCGCCATTTGAACCAGGTGATCGACCTGAATCAGGAAAAAGTAACGCGTTCTGGCGGTGGGATGGCAAAACCGGTTGCCATGCTCCAAAGTGGCCGCAGTGTGGTTGTATTTATGGACCGCAGCGAAAGGTGGCCTGGAGAATCCTTGATGCCCAATACTTCGGAGTGGCACAACGACGCCGACGCGTGTTTGTTGTCGCAAGTGCTCGAACAGACCTCGATCCCGCAACGGTACTTTTTGAGTTCGAAGGCGTGCGCCGGGATATTGCGCCGAGCAGAGGCGAGGGGAAGGAAGTTGCCGGAAATGTTGGAAATGGCATTAAAAGCGGGAGCCATTGGGATAACCCTGTAAATCCGCACCCGACACTTAACCAGTCACACAATACTGGCGGGATCGGCGCAAGTAACCAGGAGATTTTTGCGCAGCGCGGAAGTGGGCTTGTTGGTGCTTATCGAATGGTTGCATTTGGCGAATATGCTGATGATGAGACTGCTTCTACTGTCAAGGCCAGAGATTTTAAAGATGCAACCGATTTAGCAGTTTTCAGTAGTACTGGTGCTGGTATTTGGCGTGAAGGTGCAGGCACTCTTCGTGCCAGATCACAAGAAAGTCACGAACATCTGGCAGTGATGGCTATTCATGGAACACAAGATCCTGATGTTAATTGTGAATTGGCACATACTATTGGTCGTAACCATGGTCAAGAAAATGCAGTCGTAGCTTTTTCCTGCAAAGATTATGGACAAGATGTTTCTATTGAATGTTCTCCGACTTTACGATCTGGTAATGCTGTTAATAGCAATCCAAATGCAGGATGCCCACCAGCTGTTGCGTATTCGCTACAACATGCACAAATTGGGCGAAAAGATGATGCTGGACCGCAGGGTAAAGGGTGGCAAAAAGAGATAAGTTTTACTCTTGATTCCCGCGCTACAGCTGACGCCGTTGCGTTATCTTTTGGGGGGCAGAAAAGTATTGAAAAAGGCAATTTAGGTGAGAATGGTTACTTACCTCATATGATGAGTGTTCGCCGTCTTACCCCTGTTGAATGTGAAAGGCTGCAAGGTTTTCCTGATGGGCATACGTTGATCCCTACGGAAAAGCGTAAAAAAGTTTCTTCAGATGAACTGGCATACCTTCGCAATAACTATCCTGATTTAAGTGAAGAAGAGGCCGCGATGCTTGCAGCTGACGGACCGCGTTACAAAGCGATCGGCAATAGTATGGCGATACCAGTAATGCGCTGGATTGGCGATCGGATTGCCAAGGCTGCATGTCGGCAGAAGGAAGGGAGTGAAACAAAAGAGCGAAAAGTTAAACCAGCGGCAGAATTCGAACGGTCCATATTCAAATGGGCTGGTGGAAAATTTGGTGTTCTGGAACAAATCTTTCGCTATTTGCCAGAAGGGAAGCGCCTGATTGAACCTTTCGTTGGTGGCGGAGCTGTCTTCATGAATGCCGGATACCAGGAAAATCTGCTAAATGATGTGAATGCTGACCTGATTAACTTTTACAAGACTTTGCAACGTGAGGAACGTTCACTTATCACTCTGGCGCATCGGTTTTTCCAGGACTACAACACACAGGAAGGATACCTGGCAGTACGGAGTGCGTTTAACAAACAAGTCTATGATGATTTACATCGCGCAGCGGCGTTTTTGTTCCTGAACCGACATTGTTTTAACGGATTGACGCGTTACAACCAGGCCGGTGAGTTCAATGTCGGTTATGGGAAGTATAAAACTCCGTATTTCCCATTACAGGAGATGGAAGCCTTCCTCGGTGCGGAAGGGCGGTCTGAGTTTGTATGCGGTGATTTTGCAGCGGTGATTGAAGCTGCCGGAGAAGGTGATGTCATCTTTTGCGATCCGCCGTATGAACCGCTTCCAAATACAGAGGGATTCACGAACTATTCCGGTCATGACTTTAAGTTTGAAGAGCAAAAACGCCTGGTGTCTCTGTTGACGGATGCTCATCGTCGAGGTGCAAAGGTTCTCATTACTAACAGTGGCGCGCCAAACATCAGAGAGCTTTATCATGACAGTGGCTTCAGAGTGGAACATCTTTTTGCCAGACGTTCTGTGTCTTGTAAGGGGGACACTCGAGGTGTAGCTCATGACGTTTTGGGTATATTGCTCTAATAAATTTATTAGTGTAATATCGCCTCAATGAATCGTGATTTATAGAGCGATTTAGCTGTTAGCCGCGACAGGCGCGGCGGTAAGCATGGCTGGGCCTAGTCCTCCCAGACAAACCACCGAGTTGCCAGGTTGACCATGCGCCTAAGTGGCAACGCCGAAGTGCGTTACGAGCTTCCAGTTTGCCCATCTTCGGGTGGGCGTTTTTTTCAGGGTTTTCGTCATGGTTAGCGACTTTGCGGCGGTTTAGAAACTGACCATTAAAGTAAATGCAAACGATGATCTGATGATGGTAGCGGCCTAAGAAACCAGATGCCACGGGGTATGAGTCGTCCCCCGTCAAAAAAATCGACCGCAGAGTGTCCCCGTCTGTGTATTAGGGAACGGGGAGGCACAACAGGTAAGGGCGCTGGTGTGATTAACCAGATGAACGAGAAGGGGCCATCTGTTGGTCAGCGTCCTTTCCTGTTGCGTTTTCTTTTCAGCGTAACAGCGGTGCTTAACAGCACTTTGGGTACAGTTCCACGAATTTACGGGTATATCCCGTCATGCTGAAGGCGCTAATCACGCTGGAAGCCAGGGTTGTGCATCCCCTGTTACCGAATTGCAGCCAGGGCGCGGTGCGCCGAAAAGCATACGGAGGTGGAAGCCCTCGCCGGAGACGTACCCGGCAAGTGATGGTGTAGCTCAGCGGTAGAGCAGTTGGCTGTTAACCAACTGGTCGGTGGTTCGAATCCACCCACCATCGCCACTTTAGGGGAGTTAGTCCGTAGGGGTAGCGGGGTAGACTGTAAATCTACTGTCATTGCGACTCGGGTGGTTCGACTCCATCACTCCCCACCAAATTGCCGGTTTAGCTCAGTTGGTAGAGCGCCTGCCTTGTAAGCAGGATGTCAGCGGTTCGAGTCCGTTAACCGGCACCAACACAACAGGTAAGGGTATTTTGCGACGTCGGAGATCGCCGTGCTTGGCAGAGGGTTCGAATCCCTACGAAGTACCCTTACCGTTGTGATGAAGTGCAGCTCTTTGAAGCAACCAGAAGATAAGCATCTGGCTTCACAACATAAACCGCAGGAACGACCAATAAACGGTAGTCCGTATGGAGAACACCCCGTTGAGGAAGAGGCCTGGCCGGAACCGTAACCGGCACTACAACGTTGAGAACACTGGCGTAACGGGGTCATATCCCAATCTACGAATAAATGTTGCGTTGCAGCGTGACAACCAGTGTTCTCAACATTGTGGTGAATGCACAGGCTGATGTGCCGCAACTACAGTAGTGCGCGCTTTGCGGGGCTTGCTACAACCCTGTGTCGGAGTTCAGCACCGACCATCACAGTTTGATTCTCTGGCATGAGCATAACGCTGAAATAAGTCCAGTCTGGTGCGGCCCGATCACCCGCCGTTAGCTCCACGAAACGGAGCACGTAACAGGTAAGAGCATTCTCCTGTAACGGGTTCATATCCCAATCTACAGGTCCACCAGGAATGCTCTTTCCGTTGCGGTGAATGCGGCTAAGCGCACGCGGAACAGTTAAAACAATCCTCCTTAATGGTTAAACATTCCGGCGTTAATTGTTAACTGGTTAACGTCACCGGGAGGCACTCGGCACCGCAATCTAATAAATATGTCACTTTTATTGAGGGATAACCAATGTTCGGTAAATTGTTCGGCAAGAAAGTCGCTTCTGCAAAAGTAGAGCTGAAAAAAGTTGAGAATCGCGATCTGATGGAGGCCATCATCGGTGGCTGTTTGTTGGTGTCTGCCGCTGATGGTGAAATCGAAAAAGAAGAAACAGCGAAACTTGATCAGCTTGTCCGCTCTAATCCGCGTCTTAGTCATTTTGGTAACGAAATTACTGCAACAATTACCCGCTTTACCGAGCAACTGGAAGCTGGCTTCCGTGTTGGTCGCATGAATATCCTTCGCGAAATTGAAGATATCAAAAACGATCCAAAAGAAGCGGAAGAAGTATTCGTTAACATGCTGACAATTGCAGAAGCGGACGGTGAAATCGAGCCAGCAGAACACAAAGTACTGGAAGAAGTAGGCCGTCGTTTAGGTCTTCGTGTGGAAGATTATCTGTAATGGCAAGCAAGGCACGTATCGCAATCGCCATTGGTTTTCTCTTGCTGTCCGTGCTGGTGGATTTCACCAGCACAATCCTGTCAGTTTTATCGGACGGGGCGTTGGTGGCAGTAGCTGTAACATTGGTATGGCCGATATTAAAAACAGCTTCTAAGGATCAGTGATGGGCTTCTGGGATTTTGCTGACAAGCATCCAATTGTTCTCGTTGTCATTGCTGGCATAGTTGTAGGCGGTATTGCTGGCGTCATAGAAGCACTCAGGAAACAGTAATCCGGCCCTTTAGCTCAGTGGTTAGAGCTGGCGACTCATAATCGCACGGTCACCGGTTCAAGTCCGGTAGGGGCCACCATATTTGGTTGTAACACGGCGTCTGGCACATGCGTCGTTAGCGGTCTGGTGACGTTAAAAGGGGGGAACCTTGCCCCTAGCTCAGGCAACGAACCAGGTAGCCGGAATGTGCAAGCCACCGTTTGTTGTTTCTCGGGTAAAGGGATTCACCATCCTGGCGATTCGGTGTGACAGCCGGGAAGAGTCCGGCGCATTAATCCTGATTTTCTGGTGATGACTCATATCGTTAGGAGTGATTTGAGTATGCCGATTATATCTGACATTCAGCACGCCTGGGTGGAGTGCTAATGTCTGCATCCCCTCTTGAATCCATGCCAAATTCCCTTAGTGCAGAACAAGCTGTACTTGGTGGCTTAATGCTTGATAACTGCCGCTGGGATGAAGTTGCAGATCGTATAGTTGCTGATGATTTTTATACCAGTGCTCATCGTGAAATTTTCAGTGAGATGGAGAGGTTATTAAGTCATGGCAAACCGATTGATTTGATAACACTTGCTGAAGCACTTGAACAGAACGGTAAATTAGAACGCGCCGGTGGTTTTGCGTACCTTGCGGAGATGTCAAAGAACACGCCCAGCGCGGCAAATATTTGTGCTTATGCGGATATCGTTCGTGAACGCGCGGTTGTTCGTGAAATGATTTCCGTCGCAAATGAAATAGCCGAAGCTGGATATGCGCAGGATGGCAGGGGCAGCAATGAATTGCTGGATATGGCCGAGCGCCGCGTTTTTGAAATAGCTGAAAAACGACAAAAGAGCGGTAGTGGTCCAAAAGATATCGCCAGCATTCTCGATGCAACGGTATCTCGCATAGAAGAGTTGTTTCAGCGACCACATGATGGTGTAACGGGGCTTGATACGGGATTTACCGATCTCAATAAGAAGACGGCAGGGCTTCAGCCGTCCGATCTCATCATTGTCGCCGCCCGCCCATCTATGGGGAAGACCACGTTTGCGATGAATCTCGTCGAAAATGCCGCAGTCCGTAACTATAAGCCCGTATTGGTTTTTAGCCTTGAGATGCCGAGCCACCAGCTGATGATGCGCTCACTGGCTTCTCTTGCACGCGTTGATCAGACTCGTATTCGAACAGGGCAACTTAACGACGAGGATTGGGCGCGGGTTTCTGGCGCAATGGGGATTCTGTTGGACAAGCAAAATATTTTTATTGATGACTCAAGCGCCCTGACACCTACAGAGCTTCGTTCCCGCGCTCGTCGTGTTTATAAAGAAAATGGTGGTTTGAGCATGATTATGATCGACTACCTGCAACTTATGCGCGTCCCCGAGCTGCAAGATAACCGAACGCTGGAAATTGCCGAGATTTCTCGCTCACTGAAGGCTTTGGCGAAGGAATTACAAGTACCGGTGGTGGCATTGTCACAACTTAATCGTTCACTTGAACAGCGTGCGGACAAACGACCGGTAAATTCAGATTTACGTGAATCAGGAGCAATTGAGCAGGACGCAGACCTGATTATGTTTCTGTATCGCGACGAAGTTTATCACCCGGATAGCGAAATGAAGGGCATTGCCGAGGTAATTATCGGAAAGCAACGAAATGGCCCAATTGGCACGGTGAGATTGGCTTTTAACGGCCAATACTCACGGTTTGATAACTATGCCGGTGCTGACTGGCAAGAGGATTATTAATGCAATGGAATGAGGAAAAGCCGATGAACATCCTGATCATTGGGCGAAAATTTGCAGCCATCAGTGATGTGAAAACATATACGGAAATGTGGTCTTATAACCTGGCCTGCGCCTTTAGTGAGGCAGGGGTAACATTGCAATACCATCGTCCATATTCCCCTGGCGTCGAAAGCCCCGAGGATTATGTTGAAGCTGTGTTGACTGCTGCGACAGCATGTTCTGCGAAGGCCATTTTGGCACCAGGATTGAGGTATTTTACTACGGTACCCAGGGAAATAGGCATGCAACTGTGTCGTCGATTCACTGGATGGGTAGCCCAGGTATACGACGGTTCTATGCTGGATTCGGCACCAGTCGATATTACTTTTACTGTCCGCGATGATACCTGGCGGTACCTGGATAATCCAGGCAGGTTAGAGCGTCATAATCGTTTTAACAAACATGTTGGATGGGCAGCGAATCAGGATCTGTTCCATCTGGAAACCAAAACAGACGATGTTCTGCGTATTTTTGTAGACCACGCTGCATTTGATGTTAGTGGTTTTGATCACTCCTTAAGTATCCTTATGAACCTTCAGCGTCTGACCGTTCCGTATGAGGCCAGAACGTTGACTGATGACGGATTGGTTACCATTGATCCGGGGAATATTTCGGTAACTCCATACAGACGGACGCCGGTGCCAGCAACCGAATTTGCAGCTGAATTGCGTAAGAGTGACGTGTTTATCGTTACGCATCCCGAAAGCCTTGGATTAACTGTACTTGAGGCGGCAATGTGCGGGGCGTTGGTATTAACGCCTCCCGATTGCCTTCCGCCAGATCGCCTGGCTTTGGTGAACCATATGGTTATCAAGTCGCGGATTGATTGGGATGAGGTTATTGCTCGCGTTGATCGCGTGAAAAATGCTGAAAAGGTCCAGTGTCACACCTGGTCGGCAATTGCGGAAAAGATGCTTGAGACGTTTGTCACGCAGAAACCGTCGCGCGGTAACGGATAAAAAATTGAACCCGTCATAACAGAAAAGCCCGAACGCCGGGCTTTTCTTAAGCCTTGTCAACAGAGACTTGAGCGGCTTTTATGGATAGATTCCCGCTGGCCTCTATCGCCATACTTCCCCCTGCCTTCAGGGCGACATCCGCGCCTGACTTTATATCGAGATTTCCTGCGGAAGAGATGAATGCCGGACCTTGAGAAATGGCATATAACTCCCCGGCCTCGTTGAACCCGATTGTTGTTCCACTTTTCAAGTGCGTAACGGCCCAGGCTCCGCCCGCCGTCCGGACCTCCATTAGTCCGTTCCGCGACGAAATAAAGTCTTTTTTGGCGCTGGTTGATGGTTGTGCTGGTGCACCTTCGACTTCAGGCGGTACATAGCCTTCACCTTGTCCTGACGCTTCAGGAGGCACATTGGGAGCGCCACCGGATGCATCCTGTGCATAACCGATTATCAATGGCCATCGCGAATCCCCATTGTAGGGAAATTCTACCCATACTTTATCGCCGGGCAGAAATGGTGAAAACGTGTTTGCATTGGACAATATAGCTTCTGCCCACGGCAATGAGGCATCTGGTAACCCATCCATCATGCCGACAACACGTATTTGTGTACGCATCAGACCTTTAGGGTCATCGACGCTTATCACTACAGCCCGATACTTTCCTGTCAAACTACCCATTCACCACTCCTAACTGTGCACGGCTGACAAAACGAAAGCGGTCTTCGAAATGAGTCACGGACATCACTATCATTTTGTCAGGGATAGATTCATCGAGTTCTCCGTCACCTGCCGTGTTATGCACGACAATTTTCAGCGTCGTACCCGGAGTTAGCGCGGCATTTCCTTCCACCAGCATATCGAGGCGGGGGAGAATAAATTTGTTGTAGTTCGCCAGCGCGGTAGGATCGGGATTGCTCGTAAATTTAATGGGGTCTTCCTGGTTACCTGAGTAAACCACACCTTTGCTCATGTCATAACTGGCCATTCTGTAATTGTGGCGGCGCTGGTATTCATAATCGGCATTCAGGATGTTGAACTGACTAATTGTAAATCCGGATGTGTTGGGATTGGCGGACTCATAAGTAAGCGATGGAGCGGAGTTTGCCATTTTTTCCATACTTTTAAAATTGATCGTCCCCCTGGATGCCCAGCACATAGAACCGGTATCCCGGGCTATCTCCTGCAATACCTTGGTCGGTTTTTCTCCAACATTTAGGTGGTATGTGGATGTTTTTCTGAATGAGTCAGCATTTACCTTCAGACCAGGGGCAAGAGAGGAAACTACGGCTGATGGGGGCTTATCAACAAAATACTGTGCGCTGGCGGACGGAACTTTTAATAACCGCACCGGGTTACTAAACGCGTAAATCAGTACAGTATCGTCCTTGCGCGGCGCTTTAAGAACAAAGAACTCTTCCGAGAAGAGGATGCCGCCATGACCTTCCGGATCACCAAGTGAAACTGTCAGTATTGTCCCAAATTTCACCCCCAGCTTATTGACCACGTAAGCCGTTGAATCCCTGACCATGAGCATAAGCTGGGGACCAGATAGCTCCCCAGGTTCGACATAGGTACATCCTACGATCATTTCGCGAGGCATTTCGTTCTGCCCAATTGAAACAGATTGCAGGAATAGCTGAGTGCGTTTTGAATCAGTTTCCGGGGCTGTGGTGGTCTTTGTGGCCATCTCATTCCTCCAGAATTTTCGCTTTTACCGTTATGGTGCCGGTGGTTTGCTGCATATAAGCCAGGATAGGAAGCTCCGCCACTACTGTGAGGTTCAATCCAACCGCGAACAGCCTGTTGTCGGCGGTGCCGGTGGTCAGATCCTGAAATGCGATTGATTTTTGCCCTTCTATGTAACAGGTAACCGGTATCTCATAACCGCCGACATTGGCAGTGTGAGTGAAAGATGCCTGCCCGAGGCTGGCATACATTCGTAGCCAGAATGCTAATGCAGTTGTAACCATCCCAAGAGATTCCTTCTCGTCACTGGCTATCCATAGCGAATATTCCAGTGAGAAAGGGATAGTCGATACCAGGGCTTCAATCTCATCATTTTCATTTGTGACATGCCCTTCATCGTAATTATCGCGGCACAGTTCACCTTCATAAATTGAAAAAGCGGGAGAGCGAGACAGATTCACAAGCGGCATTGCCAGCTTATTTACCGGGCCAGTAGAGGCTGTATCTTTACGCCCGGCGCGATCGGCTTCAAATGACGACAACCACTCCTTCACATCACTAAAAGTGCCGAGCGTTATACGATCTCTTGGTGTGCGTTTCAGGAACTCCCGGAACGACTGGTTAATGCGATCATTAAAGCTGACAACTTGTGAGTCGAACGCTTCGTTTAAAGCCTGTGCGAGCGCCGAATCAATGCCATCAATAGTGGCAAATTCCAGCTTACCGGTTGGAGTAAGACCTTTTTTCTTAAAGATGGCCAGTAGCCATTCCTGATTATTCAGAATCACCGATGAAATTCCCTTCAAAGGCGCGTGAAGGCACGCAATAAAACAAACTGCCTACCCTGGCAGTGCCGTAATTGAATATTTTATGGATGTACCAGAAGCGGCGAATGGTTGTGCCGTCTGACAGCTGTTCCAGCCATTCGAGCATAGAACCCACTGGCACATTGACGGCGGCTAACCGAAGGATTAAAGCACTGTCGCTAATTCCCGTATTATCACTGCCGTCGTATAGCGCGTAGAAGGCGTCCATCTCATCCGGGCAGTCGAGGGCCGTTATCAGTTCTGGATCCTGATAGTCATATATGCGTTGGTTCGGTTCTATTATTTCAGATGCCGTTTCAGGTGCATTTTTGTCTCTGTAAGGTATTGCGCGATACAGAACTGCATCGAATGAGTCAGGGTCTAGCTTGATTGCTTTGAGCCAGTCCATCCGCACAAGGTTATTAAAAACTGCATGACCTTGATAACGGTGGCGCACACCAGAATCACTAAGCAGGCCGTGATCCAGATTGGGAAGGTGATTGTCCTCCACAGGATCAACAATATTACCAACGTTAACACCATCGGTTTCGATTTCAGCATCAATATCTTCCTCTTCAATCAGTTCAGAACCTTCGCCTGGAATATCCGGATCCGATTCGGTGTCCGGGAGGTTATCACCAGTCACTTGTTGTGATGGTTCTGTGTCCTCAAACATGTCATCAAAGAAACCAGCCATCGATTATCCTTTCCGTTTACGGGCTTCGTTAATTTGTGTCTCAAGAATGCTTCGCGCCTGCGCAGTGGCAGCGGCCTTGTCCATTCCCTGACTCATGAAAAACTTTATGAGGTTGTTCGCCTGCGTTTGCAGGGCTTTTTTGAGAGCGTCGGCTTCAGCGCGAGCCTGGGCTTCCCTCACCCGCGATGCTTTTAGTTCGGCATTCTTCCTGTTTGCCGTGGTGCGAGCTTTTTTTAACAACCGGCGAACGTTGTCCGTGGCGCTATCTTTTGCGCGTAGTTTTTTGCCTAATGCATCCTGAGATTTCAGATACAGCTCATACTCACGCGCAGCTTTAGCCTGATCCGTCGTTGTTGTCCGGTTGCGCGCGAGCGATTTAGCCAGTTCACCTTTGAAATAGGTTGTTGTCTTCCGCTTGTCATCGCCGAAGGCTACCTGTTCAGCTGCTTTTTCCAGGGCAATAATGATGGCCTTGTGCCATGTGGGAGACTGAAAACGTGTCATAGCGTGCAAAACATGTTTGCAAGCCACACCAGTCAGATCAGGGTTGCGGATTTTGGGGAATGCATACTCTTTTGGCGGCGCGACAGCATAGTTACCAGCCGTGGCCATATAACGATACCAGTATTGATGGCGTCCACAATCACAGTCGAAAGATACCCGGCCCTTGCAGAGATCGGCAGCGATTCGGGCTTTTTTCGCACCGTCTTCAGCAATTTCCTCAACGGCTTTATCCCATTCCTCAAATCGAATTCTGACACGGTGATGCTGGTGGACCGACTCATCCGAGGCATTAACAGATATCAATGCAAGGTTGTGTTTTAGCCCGAGGAATGTCGCGGCTTTGATCCCTGTGCCATCAGAAACTTTGTTGTTAGCGCGTTTTATATCAATGCTGGTGGACTGCGCCACCAGCTGAGCATAGGTAATGCCGGGTACCGTGCTCTTGAATTTGGTTTTATGAGCCTGCCTTGAGGTGTTGAAACTGCGTATATCTTCGGGCGTAAAGTAGGTGCCATCTTTCTTTTTCCCAAGGCTGAGGAATGCCTCAAGTTCGCGGTTACGCATCCCCATAATCCTTGGGGTGAGTGTACGCCGCGCGTTTCGCCGATTCTGACGCTGCTGTTTACGGATAAGATCGAAGACCTTGTTAAAGTCTTTTGCACTTAATCCATCGGTCTGATAGCGACCAAGGTTGTCGCGAGCATATTCAGTTGGCATTCAATTCCCTTACGCAATGGATAATGTCCCTATTACCTGGCCGTCGTATTGGAAATGGCGAATCATTTCGCGGATCCAGGTGGCAGGTGGGAGTTTTAATTTTTTGCCAACAGTCATACCCTGAGACTCATCCTCAAGCCCGGCGGCGAGCGTCACAACCCAGCGTAGCTCTGCTATGCCCCACATACGGTAAGCCAGCAAATCCGGGCGATATTGCTCATCGGGAAGAACGTAATAAATCGTCAGATTCTTGTCGTTCGATTCACACATAAGCATCACCTCTTTGCGTAGCTCTGCCCTGAGTATTGGATCGGCTATGTTGCGGTCGTCATACCGCGACAGAGGATATTGCCGGGTGCTTTGGGTTGTAGTGATTGATGTAGCCATAGTCAGCCTGCCAGAAATAGATGATGGTGATTCTACCGCTAGTCATTTGTTGATAATTTAACTCAATAAAAGAAAATTATTAGTGCAATTTTGGTTGTGAAATGTATCATTCTGCCCTTAAGTAGGTTCTTCATGAGGAAACAAAATTGGCAGAGCGTGTTGATGATGCAGAGCTGAGCATGAATCAGTTAGAAGCTCTCAAAGACATGGCCATCGATAACATCAGAAAGCAGGCACAGGTCGTGAGCCAGGTATTTACAGGGAAGTGTCGTTACTGCAATGAATCGATTGAATCAGGCATTTATTGTGACGCTGAATGTGCGCAATGGCACAGGGAAGAGCAGGCCGAAAAACAGCGTAAATATGGCATGCGACCGGCAGGATTTGACTGATTGTGTTGCGCTTTACTGAGGAAGAGTTTCAGGCTTTTAGTGAGCGTCGAAATAAGGGGCGGTCCAGGCCAAAAACCAAAAAGGATCCATTCTTATCGCTTGCGCCGGTAAAAGAAGTTTCTCCACATGCGAAGGCACTTGCAGCACTGGCAAAGAACCCAGACCTGCGCGACGGAAATTGCGAGCACTTCGAGCAGGTTTTCATTTTTGATTACTTCGAACGCAAGCACCCTGACATCTATGAGCTGTTGCATGCAACGCCTAACGGAGGGAAACGTTCAAAAGCAACCGCCGGGAAAATGAAGGCTGAAGGGCAGAAAAAAGGTTATCCGGACATGAGTCTCGATAAAGCATGCGGTATTTATCACGGCATGCGAATTGAGCTTAAAGAACCAAATGGTAAAGCCCCGACGAAAGAGCAGATCGCCTGGATGCGCAGGCTTAGAGAGGAAGGTTACTACGTCGTTCTTGCGTATGGTGCAGAACAAGCGATAACCGCCATCCTGGAATACATAAGCCTTAAAAAGGGTGAGGCTATTGAGCATTGTATTGAACGGCGACAAGTGGTTGTATGCTGCTTAAAATAATAAATAAATTAGTGCACATGTGCTCTTTGATATAGCGCACATTAACATCGGGAGAATAATCGTGTCATTCAAGGTTAATTATGAATCGCTGGCATCGATCATGCCGCGTAATGAACAGGAAGCAGATGCTGTAGTGGACCCGGTAATCGCTGAAATGAATGCTCGCCTGGAGGCTGAATTTGCAGCTGAGAATGAACATACCACCCAGGGCGACTAGGACTGTTTTTTGTGTCGGTAGCGGTCCGTCACTCACTCGTGAGGACTGTGCTGCTATAGAAAAAACTGGCTGTTCAATCATTGCGGTTAACAATTCCTGGCTGATGTTCGATGACATTTATGCCTTATACGCCGGTGATTTGTCATGGTGGAAGCAATACGGTTCCACCATACCGGGAGGGAGGTTCCGCAAAGTGACAGCCAACCTGGCGGCGGCGAAATCATTTTCGTTGGAGTACAGGCGATATTGTGGACCGGCGGAAGGGGTAAATAGCGGCGCGCAGGCTATCAGTCTGGCTGCTGAATCAGGGGCTGAAGTAGTGGTATTAGTCGGCTATGACTGTTCTCTGCAAAACGGCCTTCATTGGCATGGCGCGCACCCTCAAGCCCTACGGAATCCAACGCAGGTGTCTATTTCAAAATGGCAACAGCAGTTCCTGGATACCCGCAAAAAACACGCAGATTTACATATTTTGAATGCAAGTAGGAGCAGTGCAATTCAATGTTTCCCAAGAATAAATTTAGAGGCAGTGATCGCGTTATTATCGTCGGCAGTGGCCCAAGCGCCGCAAACTTTGTTGCGCCGCGCGGAGTGCCGATTATAGCGGTCAATGGGGCTATCGACTGGCTTAACCGCGCTTCTTATTTTTTCACACTTGATCCATCGCCAGACAATATGCGGCGCGTTGGTCGTGGCCGCCGTCGCCGTGGTGTTTGTTATTGCATGGCACTACCCGATGTTAAAGAACGTGAAGTCAGAGACGGCATTCTGTGCTTCCGTCGTGTGGCTGAACGCGGCACAGAGCCAAAAAATACGAATTCTCCCGAGTGGTGGGCGTGGCGCTGGTCCGCACATTTCGGCCTTTGCGAAGATGAGAATGAAATTGCCAGCGGCAATAGTGCATATGGTGCTCTGAACCTGGCTTTCCATATCGGATTCAAACATGTAGCCCTGGTGGGCGTTGACGCTACGCAAGAACTACGCGTTCACTCCGGCGGCACGCCAAAAAATCTAAGTCACCTGCCTTTGTTATTCCAGTCTGCGCGTGAACAGATTGACGTTGTTTCATGCGGGAAAATGGGAGGTATTCCGCAGATGACTCTTAAAGAATGGCTGAAGAATACATGATGGCACCCACAATTTATCACCGTATCGACGGTACCAAATACAGGAATGTCTGGGTTGTTGGTGATCTGCATGGTTGCTACACCAGACTGATGTCCGAACTCCATCGTGTGGATTTTGACCCGGCGCAGGATTTACTGATATCGGTCGGCGACCTTATCGATCGCGGTACTGAAAATGTCGAATCTCTGGAACTATTGCAGATGCCCTGGTTCAGGGCAGTAGTGGGGAACCATGAGCTGTTGATGCTCGATGCGTTAAGTCCTGATGGCAACGTGAATAACTGGCTAATGAATGGCGGACAATGGTTCTTCATGCTGGACACTGATCAGGAAATATTAGCCTGGGCGCTGGTGGAGCTGGTAAAGCGTCTGCCCTATATCATTGAGTTGAACACGGGGCAAGAAACTATCGTTATAGCCCATGCCGACTATCCGGATAATGAATACCAATTCGGTAAGGAGGTGCCGCTTTTCAACGTTGTCTGGGCGCGCGAGCGTATCAGTGATTCGATGGATGATATTGGTGGCGAAATTTCGGGCGCAGATCGTTTTATCTTTGGTCACACTCCGGTGAAAAGCCCGAAGACATTCTGGAATCAGCAGTATATCGACACTGGTGCCGTATTTTGCGGAAACCTGACATTGATGAAAGTGAAAGGTGATGGTGCAGCATGAAGATTGCTTTAGTTTTTCGCTCTGGTGGTGACTATAACGCTTCCGATGTGCAGTGGCTGGTTAATCAACTGCCAAAAGACTATGAAATTATTTGCCTGACAGACCTGAAGTGTTTACATGTACCTGGCGTCAAAGTTATCCCATTGATCAACCAGTGGCAAAAGTGCCGTGGCTGGTGGGCGAAAATCGAGTTGTTCCGACCGGATATAACCGATGATCTGTTCTATCTGGATTTGGACACGGTTATTGCCGGTGATATACGCCCAATCCTAGAGCATCCACCAACCAGCTTCACCATGCTTAGGGATTTTTACCATCCACAATATCGTGGCAGCGGTGCCCTGTGGATACCAAATAGTGTTAAAGCGCATATCTGGAGTTCATTCTGGCAAGATCCGGAAGGTTGGATTTCTCGTTGTGTCACTACTGAGTGCTGGGGTGACCAGGGGTTCTTACGAAAGGTTATGGGCGATGATACACCAGCATTTCAGGATCTGTATCCAGGATGGTTTGTAAGTTACAAGGCCGATGTTGTGGAACCTGGTTCAAAATATGCGAGCGCGCGTTACTCCAGGGGGAATGGGGCATTACCAAAAGACTGCCGAATAATCTTTTTCCACGGCAAACCGCGACCTCGCGAAGTGTCAGAGGATTGGCTTCCCCTTATCAGCTCATTTTTTGAGCGAGAATCAGAATAATATTGCTCTAATAATTCCATATTTTTAAAACGTGATGTACACTCATCACGTTTTTTATTAGAGCAATCTACAAGGTGCACTATGTGGCCATTCCGACGGAAATATCACTACTGGCTGATCGCCTTTGTTACGCCGACCGGCGGTATCAGGCATGTCATCACCAGGTATCGCAACAAGAGACTCACCTTAGCCAGAATTTTACAGGCTGCCATAGGTGAGGGACTGGATACAAATTGCGTAGTCCTTCCTCCTTCATACTTAGGAAAAATGACCGAAGCACAAGCTAATACGGAACTTTGAAATGAGCACTTCAGCACAAAACCAATCAATCGAAAATGTATGTATCCCTGATGTCCTGAATGCCGGTATCCCGGCCATTATCCAGAACATCCGGGCCGCGCAACGCCGCGTTAGTTGTGATGACCTCACAGCACGTTTTTTTGATAATGCGGTTCAGTCAGCGGAGATGCTTCACGCACAGCTTATTGATGTTTATAACGCAGAAGCTGATAGCCATAACTCCCTGGTAGATGCAGCTGAAAATATGCAGTTGGATCTCGGTCTGAAGGGTAAAGAAATTGAAGAGCTTCAGCTGGAAATTGAACATTTGAAACGCCAGCAACAGGACGCGATCGACGATGCGACGCATGACGCCAACCAGCGTGCTGATAATGCCGAACGTATAAGCATTGAGCTGGAAACAAAACTCAATGAAATGACCGCGATGGTTGAACTGCGGAACTCACAGATTTCAACGCTAAAATCTCAATATAAAGAGATCATGAAACTTGATCCTTTTAACCTTGAGAAACGCTATAACAAAGCTAAAAGCGAGCGACAGGAACTGCGTAAGCAGGTCGCCGACCTTAACCAACAGCTCAAAAAAACTATTAAAGATGCAAGCGAGGCGCGCGTGGCATTTGCTAATAAAAAAGCAGAGGTTACCGCGCTGGTTAATGAGAATGCCAAATTTGCGACGCTCAAGAAGGAAATGTATGGCATTACTGAGCGCCGTTTCCCTGCAAGCAAACTTCATCCGACGTTAGGGCAAATCTCCTTCTTCCCGCGCCTCCTGGCTTATGGGATCTCATCGCCTAAAGAGTTCAATAACGAGCGTCCTTATATCGTTTCTAAGCTGGACTTTGCTTATCAGTTCTGCTGCGACATGGGCTATGCCATTGATATCCGAATCAACGAATGGTTGATGCCAAACTTCCAGCCGTTGGCAATTTTCCGCGAGTTCCAGCCGGAAGGTTGGGTAGAGTTCTTCCATGAATTGATCTGTAAAGAGATGGAAAGCCGTCGCCCGGAATTGGTCCGTCGAGTTGAGTGGGCGCAAGAGGTTATGTTGGCAGATGCAGAGCTGCCGTTCGAACCGGAATTCATTGATGATCTGGCAACTAAAGGGCTGCATACCCTGTTTGATGTGGTTACCCGCCGTCATGAGCAGTTGGTTGTCGAATTGGGTTTAGAGGAAACTGCGGCAAGAAGACTTCTCGATGTTTGCTATGCACGTAGCGATGCATGGGAAAAAGAGAACGGCGGCACTATTTACGTTCGCTGATAGTTACAGTGTCACTTTTAATGCTGGTGGAGTGCTCCCACCAGCATTTTTTTCGTCCAATGAGGAGGGCATTTGAGTATTTTCAATAAACACGCACACCAGGAACGTCCGTACATCGTCATAGTAGATATTGATGGGACGATATCAGAGGCAACGGAAGACAGGCTGCATTTACTTCCACCACCTGGCAAAGGTGCATTAACAGAGCACTGGAACGAGTTTAACCTTGCCTGTGACACTGATGCTCCCATCACTCCAGTTATTGATATGGTGCGCCAGTTGTCCGGCATTTACACCCTCTGGTTTGTAACCGGGCGCTGTGAGATAGCCAGGGATAAAACACGAGCCTGGTTGCGTAAGCACGTAACAAATGGGGCGGAGCCTTTGCTATCTATGCGTCCTGCCACCGATGACAGAAATGACGGTCCAGCAAAGATTGATCTCCTGAAGAAAATTGGTCTAAGTAAAATTGCGTTCGCGCTGGAAGATAAGATTGAAGTGGCGCGTGTTTTCAGGAGTCACGGCGTACTTACGTTAATGGTCAGGGAGTATGAAAACGCGCTTCTCCATCAACAATAATTGCTCTAATAAATCTTGATTTTTAAAACAGAGAAAGTGAAAATAAAAACATGCCGTAAGGCGCGGCATGTATCCAATCAATCACAGGAGCTGAAAATATGAACACGGCATTCAAAATCATTATGGCCGCGATCTATTTCTGGCTGTTCTCTATCACTTTTGGCGGCATCGTCGCGCATGGGTAAGGGGGATGCATGAAAGGCGAAGTGAAAGAGCGCGGCATGATTTTCAACGATGAGATGGTCCGAGCCATCCTCGAAGGAAGGAAAACGCAGACGCGGCGGATAATGAAAAATCAGCCTGCGGAAGTTGGTCCAGAAGCACCAGTGATGGTTAGGGAAATTGGTGCAGGTTTTCAGTGGTACGGGGCTGATGGTGTAAGCAGTGTTTTCAATTGCCCCTTTGGTATCGTCGGCGATCGAATTTGGGTTCGTGAAACATGGGCGATATTAGGCAATGAAGATGGTTGCAGTGTGGACTGGAACGACAACCTTTGTCGTGGCGATGAGAAGAACGCAGCAAGGATTTATCGGGCCAGTTGTGAGCAAAAGCCTGGTGATTACGGTTTATGGTCGATACCCGATGATGCCGACTGGAAACCTCACACTGTGAATGAAAAGTTTGATGGTGGGTGGCGTCCATCAATTCACATGCCGCGATGGGCATCACGCATCCTGTTGGAAATTACCAACGTGCGCGTTGAGCGGTTGAACGATATCAGCGAATGCGATGCAAGGGATGAGGGCGTTCCGCCTGCTGGAAGTTTGCTTCCTGATCACCCGGGAACATTCCTTACTCCCAAGGGGGATTTCGCAATGGCCAAGGTTGCGTTCCAGCGCCTGTGGGAATCCATCTACGGCGAAGAAAGCTGGAGTGCTAATCCCTGGGTTTGGGTAATCGAGTTTGAGCGTATTCAGTAGGGCGAGCGTATGCAATCAGTTATTTGTGAGGAAGTCGGCCTGAATAAAGCATCCCCAGCAGAGTTAAGAGCAAGTCTCGAAATGGCGCATAGCCTTGCTCAAATTGGTGTCAGGTTTGTACCAATTCCAGTTGAAACAGATGAAGAATTTCACAGGTTAGCGGCATCGGCAGCACAAAAGCTGGAAATCATGGCAGCGAAAGTAGAGAAAGCTGAAGGAGCGACAAAATGAGCAAGCCAACCGACGAAGAAATAGTTCGGGTGTTGGAAGAACACGGGCGCTGTATGACTTACGTCGTGACCAACTGGCTTAGGGATAAATATCGCACACTCAAAACGGCATACGTTTTGCGTCGTCTAAAGAAACTGGAGTTCGACGGGAAAGTAAAGCGCGTTAACAGTTCTTATATAAGACAAATTTGCTGGGAGGCATCCAGTGAGTAACCGTTTTTACATGATGTGCTTGCGTGAAACTGTGGGTAATAACGCCTCATTCCATTGCCATAACGGCAATGGTTACAGTTCTGATATCGATCGCGCTCATGTTTACACGCTGGAAGAAGCCCAAAAAGCCTGGAATTGTGGGCGAGATATCGATCAGCCTGTTTGTGCCGATAGTGTGGATGCAATGGCTGTGTGGCACGTTGATTGCCAGTACATCCCTACAGAAAGCCTGATTGAGTCAGATTGCACTGCGTATGTGGCCTACAAAAAAGGTAGCTGGAACGGCAACGATGTTTACTGGCTTCAACACGGTGGATTGCCAACAGATGACTTCAGTAAAGCGACCATCTTTAGCGTCGCCAACAAAAACGAACCAGGAATAGTTTGGTTGCCATTTTCCATTGCTGATGCAGCAAAGCGCCGGACGTTCAATATCAATAAATTTAACCGCAGAACAATGGTTCAGGGCGCAGGTTTGGTCATGCCTGACTGGTTGGAAGAGCAGAACAGAAGAAAGAAGTCGCGAAGCGGGAAGGTGCGTTGGAATTGTCCGCATTGCGGAAAAATAACCTGGCAGTACAACCCATATGATTTTGAAGGCTGTAGTGATTACAACTGTGAAGGATGGCGAGAATGACAATTAACTATCAGGTACTGCGTGAGGCGGCAGAAAAGGCAACACCAGACGAATGGGTCGCATTTATTTCGACGGATACTGGTACTTATGCGGTGCACACGCCCGGTGATGAACGATGTGAAGACGTTATCAAATGGACCGGCTTTGATGGACAGAAAAATGCAGAGAACAACGCTCGTCATGTTGCCGCGTTCAACCCAAAGGTTGCACTGGAGCTGCTTGGTGAAATTAAGTGCCTGGAGGACACAAATATTGATGCTATGTGTCGAATTGCAGAGCTTGAGACTAATCTCGCGGCGCTGGTGGCGGAGAATGCGGGGCTTAAGGCCTTCAAAACCGCCGTTTATCAGCAGATGGGCGTCGGATGTGATGCTCCTGAATTCTCCATTACGGTAGGTTTGAGTAACTTACGTCGTTTTGCTGACACACTCCACGCCATTGAGCGTGAGTTCTTTACCAAAGAGCTACCTGATGAAGAGCACGAAGGCGAAACATTCAATGAATGTCCACTTAGCTGGGGAATGAGCGTCGAACAGTACGTTTCCGAGTTTCGCAAATGCCTGGCTGAAGTGCGGGCGCAGGGATTGGATGCTGCTATAGAAGCTGCAAAAAATCTGGTGGCCCAAGAATATGAGTATAAGGATTTCAAAGCGGCGCAGAGTGATTGCTGTATGCACCCTGGTTCAGATCTGGTAGGGAAGGTTGAAATGACTGAGTGGTTAGTTGACTTTGCTGCCCAGCTTCGCAAAGGAGGCAACCAGTGAGCGAAATTAATTACCAGGCACTGCGTGAGGCGGCGGAACGTGCAATTCCAGCAATGGAACGCCTGTTAATGTTGCCAGCTGATGATGATTTGTTAAGTGAACAGGAACTTAAAGATTACGGTGTGGATATTGATGCGCTCAACGCCTTCAAATTTCTGGCCGGACCAGAAACCGTGCTGGCACTACTGGATGAACGGGAAAGGAACCAGCAATACATCAAATCCCGCGACCAGGAGAACGAGGAAATTGCGCTAACGGTAGGGAAGCTGCGCGTTGAGCTTGAGGCAGAAAAACAGCGGGCAAAGGATCTGTTTATGGAAAATGCTCGGCTTAAGTCAGGTATAGCCGGTCTGATACACCTCGGTATTCGATATGCAGATGTTGATGTCATGAAAATTGCTGGAGATGCCCAGCTTTCTACCCCATGCACTGACAGCATCATAAACAGCATTGCAACAGGCATTCGCATCAACGGAGGTGAGTAGTGCGTGTGGCATGTATTGGCTTGTTACCGTACCCGACTCGTTTTTGGGCTTCTGCGCTAATTGCAAAGCCGTATGTCCTGATGGCTGACAACATCATCCCGGCACCAAAGCGCCGCCATACCGGTATTGCAGCGGCACGACGAGCAGCAAAGAGACGCAGGAGAGCAAAGCGATGAAAAACCGTAAGGCAAAGATTCTGTTAGTTCGTAGAAACGCTCCTGGCGTCTGGCAGTGGGTGAGACTCAGCAACCGACGGATGGGGTTGATGAAATATTACGGGATGATGGATTGTGGTTTTTGCAAAAAGCCCAGCGCGGCGCAAAACCGCTGGAAAAAACACTTGCGCACTAAAGGAGAGTGATATGGCTATTGCCGCAAGTTACACAATGCATCTCTATTGTGACTGCCGCCAGTGTACGGAAGGTGTATATCCAGTGCCAGACTTCGGTGAGTATATAGGTACGTCATGGGCTGGCTGTGCAAAAGAGGCGCGCAAGGATGGCTGGCGAATAAGCAAAGACAAAACGCGTGCTTTTGCGCCCGGGCATAAAGTTTTGAGGATTAACAAATGATCACTATTACCAAAGAGCGACTGCTGACAATCAAGCAGTGGCGCGAAACATACGGACCTGGTAGCAACGTTGTACTGCCAGCAGAAGAAGCGGAAGAACTGGCACGAATTGCACTGGCATCGCTGGAAGCAGAGCCTGTAAGCCAAACTTACAACTTGCCAGAATTAATCGAAGGCATGGAAGTTTCCATTGATGTAAGCACTTGTGATGCTGATTTAGGTAATCGCTATTTCGGCACCGTCACCGAGGCGTTAGAACTTGATACTGCCAAGAATGGTTACATCCTCCTGGTTCAGGACGCAGAGCCAAACTTCGATGTAAATGGCAACTCTCCGGTAACTCCGGATAGTTGGATAAGCTGTAGTGAGCGAATGCCCGCTCAAGATGATTGGATTTTAATTTATTCAAAGCACGGCGAGTATATGGCAGGCCAGGTGCAAGGGGAATACGTGGAGTTGAGCGACGGCACTTTATCGTGGTTAGGGAACGCCTTGTTCTGGATGCCGCTACCAGAACCGCCGCAGGAGGTGAATCAATGAGCTGGCCTGAAGCATTCACCACGGTAGGAATTGTGATGGCGGCAGCACTGGGTTTGTATTCAATTTGTCGCTGGTGGTAACGATGGGAAAAATAACTTTTGTAGTCGAATTTGAGGATGGCAAAGAGCCACCTGTTAGCGCCAATCTTGATGTTGCTGGTGGCAGGCTTGTTTCGGTTCTATTTGGTGACTACCGAGATGACTTCTTCCAACCAGAAGAAGTTGATGTAGTGCGAGAGGCATTAAACGAGTTAAGTGTTGATAACGATGATGCTCATGCGGAAATCATCCAAAAAATGGAACTGCTAACTCACTAAATTATCAATTATGGTGCTATCACCTACGACACCGAGAGAAAATTTATAATGTCAAAAGTAAATGTTTTGATTTTTTCAGCAATTGTTGGCTTTGGTTTTACTGCCGGAGTGCAGATTTATATTACGTGGGAAAAAATCATCAACTACGCATGGAGTTGTTTTATTAAGTGAGGTAAGTATGTGGAGAGGTAATAGTCATGGCAAAAGCCAGATGATACTTACCGAATATCAGTTTGACCATAAAACCAATAAATCACGTTCAGTATATTTGCTTCGGCACAATAGCCGCGTAAGGAATACCGTGCTGGAGCAAAATCTGACTGTTGAAATAGATAATTACGGGAGCTTCAAGCCAACAATTTCGCTTGATGATTTTCCTCGTGGTTTAAGCGAAAGAGAAGCAATGCTGAAATTAGCAGAATGGCTACAAAGATTAAGCATTGCTATTGAAGATAACTGGTCTGAACCTTAAATTTATATGATGACACTAAAACATTTTCTTGACCGCCCATTATGGGCGGCAGCCGCAGGCTATGACTTTAATTATATGGATTGCATGTCTTATACCGCCAATGCATACGACTATTCCTTCAGTCTGCTGCTTAATTCTTTAAGAATATTGCCGCAAACAGAAGTTGGAGAGCTTCATTTATGGCTATTGGGCTTTATCGCGGCTGGAGTTGGTATTGCTGTATGGCCTTTTATTTTCTGGCTGGTGGCTGTTGTAGTGTGGTTTAAGTGCAAGACGTACCGGAGAAAGTATTTCTTAGGTGATGGAATGACTGATATTGCCAAAATGAACATTGAAAAATGGACTAAGGAATGTGAAAAGAAATGGCGCAAAAAGAAATGACCAGAATCACTGAAGAGCGTATATCAGAGATTATTTCCCGTATCGAAATGTATGGTCACGGTGCTGGATATACGGCAGATGAAGTATTGGCACTTGCCCAAATGGCTTTGGCGGCTTGCAAAGATGATAAAAAAATGAAGTTTATCGACTTGTTAGTGAAGGAACTGCCTAAGTGCGGCGGGTGGCCTGATGGAATGAGTTATTGTTACCTACCCAGTGTCAATTTAATGGCACCATGCGCGACTTTTGCTTTTGGCTCAGACCACAAAAAAGACACTTTCTTTGGGCGCAATTTTTGTTGTGAGATTGAGCTTCCAATTGGTGACCTTGATAGCGATGAATACCAGTCAGTTGTCACTCGCGAACAATACGAATCAGCTCTCATAGCGTCGCAGAAAGTCGAGTTCAATGGTGATGAACTTGAAAGTAAGACTTACAGGTTGGATTTTGGGCAATGGCTGGAACAGCAACGCGGGAAAATCGATGTGGACTGTGGTTGTGTGTCCACTGAAACATTCATGCACTGGCTGCGGGTAGCTTACGAGGCTGGCAACTATCCGGATATTCCGGATAGTTCGGTGCCAGCACCAGGAAAGGGCGTCACCGGTGAGCGTATCCGAATTAAGCCGCATGTTTATCGCGAACTGGTTAACCGTCTCCACGATACAGCGATCAAGTGTGCTGGCACCCAGCAATTACGAGAAAGAATTAGCCGTGTTTTGGGCGACGTTATTACACCAGATCATCATAAACAAGCCGAGAAAAGTGGCCTGGAAAGGTGTCACCTTGAGGCGGCATTAAACATTAAGCCGGGGCATACGCTTGGCATTATTGATGCACTATTGGTTCATAAGATGGCCAGGGCTTTATTGCCGCTGGTGGCTGAAAAGCATGAGGTGGACCATGCCAACGAAAGCTGAATTACAGGTGCGCGTAGATGAGCTTGAAAAAGAGAACGCGAGCCTCAAAAAAATGCTGTCGCGGGCGGAAAGGGAATTATCAGGCAAATTATTGCCAGAAGAACTGCCACCAGCAGATATACCTGATCGAGTGTCCTGGTGGATGAAGTATTTCCGTGCACCGTGGGAGGCGTTTTGGTGCTACGACCATCGCAGATGGTGTGATGAACTTGATAGCAATTTTCCCTACTTTGCGGAAGGGAACACCTGCCCTCAATGCAGGGGATAGCATTTGACGAAATCGATCACCCTATCCTGAACTTCAGAAAGAAGGTCTTTTTCACGCGCCAGGACGTCAGGATATTGACGTTCTGGCCTTACCAGATGCCGGAGCTTCCCATTAAGCAGAATGGCCTCAGAAAACACTTTTACGCTGTGCTTTATCCCCTCTGTTTCACTTTTCAGCGTCAAAATAAAGCGCAATTGCTTATTAGCCTGATTCGGATTCAATACACGAATTTGCAGTTCGTCTATGCTGTTCCGCAATGGGATTGATGCCACCACACTGGTGCAGTCTCTGATTGTCTGAATTGAACGGCTAACATTGAGAACGTTATTGTGCATGTGCCTGATCCACTAACTCCTGGAGGTTTCTTGTGTCAGATCGAAATATAGCAGCTAAAAGCCAGGAAGAGCGAGACAAGGTGAACGTAGACCTTGCCGCCAGCGGCGTTGCTTACAAAGAACGGCTGAATATACCTGTGATTGCAGAGCAGGTGGCCCGTGAGCAACCGGAAAACCTGCGCGCCTATTTCATGGAACGGCTACGGCACTACCGGCAGTTAAGCCTCCAGTTGCCAAAAGGGAGCGATCCGGTGTATCAGAACGAGGATGCACCAAAAAAATAACGGCAAGATGGGGGAGAAATGTGATTAGCCCCCAGCGTGGCGCGCCTACAAACCCCGCTTTCACAAACTATGCCTTTTCAATGTATACTGTATGAATAAACAGTATCATTGAGGTAAAACGCTATGGGCTTCCCTTCTCCTGCGGCGGATTATGTTGAAAGCCGAATTTCTCTTGATCAGCAGATAATTAGACATCCTTCAGCGACCTACTTCATGCGGGCAGCTGATAGCCATCACCGTGAGGGAATATTGCAGGGTGCTTTGCTGGTGGTTGATTCCTCGCTTACTCCGGTTGATGGTTCTCTGCTTGTGTGCGCTATGGAGGGTGAATATCGCATAAAGAGATACAGGAAGTATCCGCGCCAGCACCTGGAGGACTTAAGCACCGGGAAGAAAGAGGCGTTACCAGTAGATGACGATGGATACACGGGCAGTAATGCTGTTTTTGGTGTGATCACTCATGTCATCAATGATGCCCGAAGTGGGGAATTTGATGATTGTCCGGTTATTTAAGCTGCAAAGTGCTGGTGCTTTATGCCTGTGAAGTTTATAATTGTGTACACATAACGAGTACACGAGGTGTTTATGCAATCCATTAACTTCCGTACCGCGCGTGGCAACCTTTCTGAAGTGCTCAACAATGTTGAAGCCGGGGAAGAGGTTGAAATCACCCGCAGAGGCCGTGAGCCAGCAGTAATTGTCAGCAAGGCTACTTTCGAAGCCTACAAAAAAGCGGCGCTGGATGCTGAATTTGCATCCCTGTTTGACACCCTGGACTCCACCAACAAGGAACTGGTTAACCGATAATGAGACATATATCACCGGAAGAACTTGTTGCGCTTCATGATGCGAATATAAGCCGCTACGGCGGCCTGCCTGGCATGTCAGATCCGGGTAGGGCAGAGGCCATTATCGGGAGAGTTCAGGCCAGAGTTGCCTACGAAGAGATCACCGACCTTTTCGAAGTCTCCGCCACCTACCTGGTGGCTACAGCGAGAGGGCATATATTCAATGATGCCAATAAGCGTACCGCGCTAAACAGTGCGCTGCTATTTCTACGCCGTAACGGGGTGCAGGTATTTGATTCACCTGAACTGGCAGACCTTACTGTAGGCGCTGCGACTGGCGAGATATCTGTATCTTCTGTCGCCGACACGTTACGTAGATTGTATGGTTCTGCGGAGTAGATTAATGGCACGCAAATACAACAAATTGTCCCGTGAATCGTTAAAGATGCTTCTTGATGGCGTGAGTCGCCGCAAGGTAAAGCAATACCTGGTTGGTAAGCAAATTGGAGTCAGGACCGCTATTGCTGTGTTATGCCGTCAGGAAATGGTTGTGCTTAAACAGAGAATGCCGGGCAGCAGATAAAGCCCAATCAGTGATTAAAGGTGTGATGTGAAAGCCGTAATTACTCCCTTTGTACAGAAAGAGCTTGGCCTCGCCACGTTCAAAGTGGATCAGGAGGTCAGAAAGCTGGTGGAGGCTGGCCGTAAATTTATTATGGAGCCGGTGCCGCGTGAGTTAATTGAGCACATGGAAGACGGCCTCGTTGTTACCGAGCAAACCATGGCAACAAATGAGGCGTTGCAGCCGTTTTTTAACAGCGATGAACTGTTTCGCCGTATTGGTGGAATTGACGCGCTGGTGGCGTGGTTGCGTAGGAAAGAGGGTCAATGCCAGGCCGCAGATCGTAGTTGGTGTGACAACCATATTGTCCACGCTGAACGAGACAATAGCGCGGTGTTGTTGTGCTGGCATCACGATAACCATTACCGGATGCGTGGTTTTAATGAGCTGAAAGAAACGCTGCACAATAATCGCGTTAACTGGATACTGGATGTCGCCCGTCAGGAAATGGGCCTTTCAAATAGCCATGATTTAAGTATTCAGGAGCTGTGCTGGTGGGCTTTCATGCGCAACATGATGCACCTGATGCCGGAAGAAGTCTGCCGCATATCAATAAATAAGATGAAGGCTACTCCGCAGGATAGCGGACCTCTGAAAGAGGCGGATATTCGCCCGTATGACGATCGCGCTACAGCATATGTTCAGATGATGGAAGAACGCGCCGCGCCGATGCGTGCAAAAGTATGCCCTGTGGATGTTGACTCCGACCCAGGTATGGCGCATTTCAAAATACCAAAACTTCAATCGCTAAAATTGCCCGAGTACGTGGACTTTGTGGCTTCCCGTCCATGCTGTGGCTGTGGAGCTGCGGGAGCTGGCGCTCACATTACGCCTTATATCGTTCGTCATAGTCGATTATGCGCGCATGACATTTATGCTATTCCTCTGTGCCAGTCATGCCAGCGTGATATTGAGCGTGACCGCGATAATTGGGAGAAGACGCACGGTAGGCTGGCGATGCATCAACGATTGTTCTTTGATTACGCGCTTGGAGTCGGCGCTATCACAAGTCACTCGTCGAGCGTTAGATAAAATTGCTCTAATGTATTGCTATTTATTTAATCGAGGGTATTATATTCCACGTTGATTAGTTGACATGGGCTAATCAGTAGGTGACAGGATGTTACTTAACTGGCAGGGACGCCACTTCATGGAAATAAATCACTCACGAATAACATCGTACGAGATTGCGGATTACATGATCCGCACTAAATCTCTTCTATCAGCGAAAGAACTCGCAGCAATTCTTGAAAAGGAATACCCGCATCTGGATGTCGATAAGCGCGATGTTTATCTGCGCTTAAAGGCTATCGCTGTGTCTAAGTATTCGTCTGTTTTGATTGATGACAGTACACGCCCACGTAGATTTCAGATCCACTCTCTGAATCCTGAATTCTTTCGCCGCAGCCGCGCTCCGCGCCGGTTTGATGAAAAACTCCAGAACGAACTCTATATGACGCAGGACGAAAAGGAACGCCGGGAGCACCAGCCTTGGGTGATGGCGCGTCAACTTTTCAATAAGGTGGTCCGTCAGCACCGTCATTACGGTAATGCCACATCCGCACGTATCTGATTGATTGCTTGCCCGTTCCGGGCCTTTTGACATGTGACTTTCGTTACCCTCGCGTCAAAAAGAGTTTTATACGAAAGGAAGCATAAGTGACCTGGGACGATCACAAGAAGAATTTTGCTCGCCTGGCGCGAGATGGTGGTTACACCATCGCACAATATGCCGCCGAGTTTAATCTCAACCCAAACACCGCACGTCGTTATCTCCGTGCATTCAAAGAAGACACCGGAACAGCGGACAGCCGTAAGCCAAATAAGCCTGTCAGAAAACCACTAAAAAGCATGATCATTGATCACGCTAATGATCAACGTGCAGGTGATCACATTGTGGCTGAAATGGCTGAAAAACAAAGAGTTAATGCTGTTGTCAGTGCCGCAGTCGAGAACGCGAAGCGCCAGAATAAGCGCATAAATGATCGTTCTGATGATCATGACGTGATCACCCGCGCCCACCGGACCTTACGTGATCGCCTGGAACGCGACACCCTGGATGATGATGGTGAACGCTTTGAATTCGAAGCTGGCGATTACCTGATAGATAACGTTGAAGCGCGGAAGGCCGCGCGCGCTATGTTGCGTCGGTCCGGGGCTGATGTTCTGGAAACCACTCTTCTGGAAAAGTCTCTCTCTCATCTCCTTATGCTGGAGAACGCCAGGGATACGTGTATTCGCTTGGTTCAGGAAATGCGCGATCAGCAAAAAGACGATGATGAAGGAACTCCGCCTGAATACCGTATCGCGAGCATGCTAAACAGCTGTTCCGCGCAGATAAGCAGCCTGATCAACACCATTTACAGCATCCGGAATAACTATCGAAAAGAAAGCCGGGAGGCGGAAAAGCACGCTTTGTCTATGGGGCAAGCTGGCATTGTTAAGCTGGCATACGAACGAAAGCGTGAAAACAACTGGTCAGTGCTGGAGGCAGCTGAATTCATCGAGGCGCATGGAGGGAAAGTACCGCCCCTGATGCTGGAGCAAATCAAAGCCGATCTGCGTGCTCCTAAGACCAATACCGATGATGAGGAAAGGCAAACAGCCGTCGGTGGCCCTTCTCTTGAAGATCTGGACAAAGTTGCGCGAGAACGGGCCGCCAACCGCCGCGCCGATGCCGCATTGTGGATTGAGCAGCGTAGGGAAGAAATCGCCGATATCGTTGATACAGGCGGTTATGGAGATGTTGATACTGAAGGTGTATCAAACGACCCATGGCTGGAACAAGACCTGGACGAAGACGAGGAGGAAGACGAAGAAGTTACCCGCAAGCTATACGGGGATGATGATTAATGGCCAGAAGTTGCGTAACGGACCCACGTTGGCGCGAGCTGGTGGCGCTATATCGTTATGACTGGATTGCGGCCGCTGATGTGTTGTTTGGGAAGACACCAACCTGGCAGCAGGATGAGATCATTGAGTCCACGCAGCAGGACGGCAGTTGGACAAGTGTGACCTCCGGCCATGGTACTGGTAAATCGGATATGACGAGTATCATTGCAATACTCTTCATCATGTTTTTCCCCGGCGCTCGCGTCATTCTGGTCGCTAACAAAAGACAGCAAGTCCTTGATGGTATTTTCAAATACATAAAGAGCAATTGGGCTACTGCTGTTAGCAGATTCCCGTGGTTGTCGAAGTATTTCATTCTTACAGAAACGTCTTTTTTTGAGGTGACTGGCAAGGGTGTTTGGACAATATTGATAAAGTCCTGTCGCCCCGGAAATGAGGAGGCGTTGGCTGGTGAACACGCCGATCATCTCTTGTATATCATCGACGAAGCGTCGGGTGTGAGTGATAAAGCATTCAGTGTGATAACAGGTGCGCTGACCGGTAAGGATAACCGTATTCTGCTTCTTTCCCAGCCTACGCGACCTTCAGGCTATTTCTACGATTCACACCACAGACTAGCTATTCGCCCGGGAAATCCTGATGGATTGTTTACTGCGATAATACTGAATAGTGAAGAATCTCCGCTTGTAGATGCAAAATTTATACGAGCAAAACTTGCGGAGTATGGCGGTCGTGATAACCCCATGTACATGATCAAAGTACGTGGTGAATTTCCCAAATCTCAAGATGGCTTTCTTCTTGGTCGTGATGAGGTTGAGCGGGCGACGCGGCGAAAGGTCAAGATTGCCAAAGGATGGGGCTGGGTTGCATGTGTTGACGTTGCTGGTGGCACAGGACGAGATAAGTCCGTTATTAATATCATGATGGTGTCCGGCCAGCGAAATAAACGCCGTGTAATCAACTATCGTATGCTGGAATACACAGACGTTACAGAAACGCAGCTTGCCGCCAAAATTTTCGCAGAATGTAATCCTGAGCGATTCCCAAATATCACCATAGCGATAGACGGCGATGGGCTGGGTAAAGCAACAGCGGATCTGATGTACGAGTATTATGGTATTACCGTACAGCGTATACGCTGGGGTAAAAAGATGCATAGCCGTGAAGATAAGAGCCTGTACTTTGATAAACGTGCTTATGCCAATGTTCAAGCCGCAGAGGCCGTAAAATCTGGTCGTATGAGACTGGATAAGGGTAATGAAACTATTGAGGAAGCGTCGAAAATCCCTGTAGGGATTAACTCCGCAGGTCAATGGAAGGTGATGAGTAAGGAGGATATGAAGAAAAAACTCAACCTGCACTCACCAGACCATTGGGATACATATTGTTTCGCTATGCTGGCGGATTATGTTCCCCAGGATGAAGTGCTTAGCGTCGAAGACGAAGCGCAGGTTGATGAAGCTCTGGCATGGCTTAATGAATGAACATTTGCTCTAATGAATTGTGTTTTTTAACTACCGATGTTACATTGAACCTGACCTCTTGCGCCTTGAGGCATTTTCGGTTTATGCTTATCAGGCACCTCATTAAAACGGGTGCCGGGATTGGCCTCCCGCTTAAGTCTAAGGCGATACAGACGCCGCTCGCGTCTTTTTTTGTATCGGCGTACACGCACACCTCTACAATGGTGGGCTGTATGGGGCTACCTTCGGGTAGGCTGGTTACCTTGGACGCCAGTAAGGCCAACTCCGTACAGTCCACCGCCAGCAAGATTGGTCTCTTCTGCGGTGGTTACATACCAACGTCTAAGGAGGCTGCCAATATGGCTACTATCCCTACCCCAACTCATCCTGAATTTATCTGGCGCTTTTACTCCTGCCAAAAACGTCACTATCACTTCGTTATTGCACCAACAGAAGATGAGGCCCGCTCTCAGCTTCCTGACGCCCCATGTATTTTCTCTGCCCGTTTTTCCACTGATTCACGCAATTCTCTCAGTTACTGGTGCCTCCCTGTTAACGCTTCTGCTCAGGAGGGACTATGAGAACGTCATTAGTCACCCGTGAAGAAATGATTGAGGCAATTGAACAGCACACATCCTGTATCAGTACCAGGGATATACCGGGCGTTATTGCCAACTACTTCATGATCACCAAACAACTTTACCGGAGAAAGGACAAGAACGCTGTTCACCGCATTCTGTTGTCTGATATCCGCGAATACCTGCTCGAACAGGGGCATCTGAATTACGCAACCGTCGCAGCCGAAACACGCAAGGAGGCACACAGAATGAAAGCAACTAACGTTAAATCAGAAAAAACTCATGCACCTTCAGTTCAGGAATCGGAGCTGGTGGTTGTTCAGAATCAGTCTGATGAAATTCCCGTTCTGGAATGGCAGGGAGCGCGTGTAGTGACAACCGAGACTCTTGCTAGAGGGTATGGGACAGAAACAATCCGTATTCGCCAAAATCATCATGAGAACAAAGTACGCTTTGTTGAAGGGAAGCACTTTTTCAAAGTTGAAGGAGAATCATTGCGCGAGTTGAAGCACAGAGTAGCTTTAAACTACTCTGTAAAAATTGCTCGCAATGTTCGCTCACTCACCCTCTGGACAGAACGCGGCGCAGCCCGCCACGCTAAAATGCTCGAAACCGATCAGGCATGGGCATTCTTTGAAAAACTGGAAGACAGCTACTTCCGACAAAAAGAACAGCAACCGATCGCAATCCCCCAGACGCTTCCTGAAGCCCTACGCCTGGCTGCCGAACTGGCTGAACAAAAGCAGCTTCTGGAACAGAAAGCCCACCAGCTAAATCAGCAGCTGGTGGCCGCCGCTCCTAAAGTCGATTTTGCCGACCGGGTATCAGTAGCTAAAGGGATCCTGATTGGGAATTTTGCAAAGGTTGTTGGACTTAAGCAAAACGCGCTGTTTGCCTGGTTACGGGAGAACGGCATCCTGATAGCGTCCGGTGGACGTAAAAATGTGCCGTTCCAGCAGTACATCAACGCGGGGTATTTCACGGTGAAAGAAGTGGTGCTGGATGATGAAGATGGCTACCAGATACGGTTGACGCCTCAATTAACGGGTAAAGGCCAGCAGTGGTTGACGCGTAAACTGCTCGATGCTGGCTTGTTAAAACCGGTGGCGGCTGAATAATGGAAGAATGCCCGGTTGATGCCGGGCATAATTTATTGCGCGCTTTCGGGGTTGTCGTTTACTGGCTGCCCCTTCTTGGTTTTACGGCTGCGCGTAACTGATGCGGCTGACTTAACCTTTTTCTCTTCGCGAGTGATGGCAATTTGTTTTTTTACATTTTCAATATCTGCCAGGCGATATATTTTTGCTTGCGGCCAGCGGTCGCAGATGATCGGTTCTATGGAGTCATAAAGGCTAAATTTTGCTTTTTCGAATTCACCGTTGATGATAATTCCATCACGGAGAGTTTCATCGCAGATAAACACGCCACACAGTGGCACATGGTAACTAACTGATTTACCATCATTGTAGTTAGGGCTACTGGAAATGTAGTGGACGCGCAGCATTGTTTCGCTAAAGCCGTGTACGCGCATACGGAATTTTTCATCCTCCGGGTACTGCTTCATTAGCTCTTTTGTTGCTTCCAGGTTCTCTATGTATTTCGCACTGTGCTCATTGATCCCCGCGCTTTTTTGGATGCGAATGTCCTTATCAATCAGATGAATAATGCGGCCAGCGGTCATGTTGACGCTGTTCACAGCCTCTGTCTGATAAGTTGTAACCTTACGCACACCGCGAAGGATGTTAGGCACTGGATATAAAATAGTCTTTGGGATATTGAGGTCTGGGTACTGTTCCAGTTCCCGCGCCATTAAAGTCCATTTATCAATTTCAGCCTGAATACTGTCCGTTTCTTTGAACGGCAGAACGACAACCGGGCGAACAGGACGACCGTCGCTGGCGGCATCAACGTGTTGGGCGCGTGCAACAGCTTTTTTTAGAAAGAGATCCCTGAAGCTGACGAACTCCTGGTACAGTTGTTCGCCGTAGACATAATTTATCATTGATCCTCCTCCAGAATTGACATGGTCAATAACGCCCGGCTGAGAAAACCGGTCATTACTGACCTATATTATAGAGGGATCAAACAAAAATAATAGATTTATTAGTGCATTTATTGTGAGTCTAACTGGTTGGTTGCCATGAGATATTCGATTGTGTCAGTGAGGTCATCCAGGTCGTCTTGGGTGATGCGGTACTCCTGATTGGATATCTTTGAGTAGTGTTCAGCAATGGCGCGGGCAGCGTCGGTTTCGGCAGGGTCTACAGATAAAGCGTTAGAGCAATGTCTAACGTCGTCGATGGTTGGTTGAATGAAAGCCATAATTATGCCTCACTGTATTGACAACACAGAGCCTGAAGCTCTGACCTACTGTTTCACCCATGATCCATGCTGGGGTAATCTAACAACATTGCGCTGTGTGTAAGATGAGCAATGCATAGCTGTAATGCCGTTGTATAAGGTTTCCCTGTTTGCTCATTTCCTTCTGAGCCGCTCTACAACGCTGAAGACACATTAAATAGTGAATCCAAAGTCGTATTACGTAACGACGGCAAAACTATAATTTATTAGAGCAATTGTCAAACAACTATGAAAAACAATCCAGTTTTTAGCTGGTGGAGTGGGATTTTTCTCTCTCAATTTATTGCTCTAATAATTATTGATTTTTGTGCACAGCTGGACGTAAACTCCTCTTCGGACCTGATAACTTCGTATAGCATACATTATACGAAGTTATCTTAAGGGTTATTGAACATGATCAATTTACCTGTAAATCCATACAGTTCAATACCTTATCAGGTCAAATAGTGATCACTTGATCATTTGATCAAGGTTGCGCTACGTAAAATCTGCGAAATGTTGGCAGTGTTAGTGCTCCAGATTTCGCGTAGCGCACTTAGCACCACCAATCAATCAGAGGTGAAAAATGGGATATTCAGCTGCTAAAGTGTCCACTCATATTGAGCTTGAGAAAAACCGTGGTTACTGGCGGGCAAAAGGGTTTGATCGTGATAGTTGTCAACTGTCATTATCGCGCGGTGAAGAGAAAATAGAACGCACGCGTGGTCGCTGGCGTTTCTATGACGAGAACCATAAACAGGTAAAGGCAGAGCCGATCCTGTACACTTTACTTAAAACCATTATCTGAGTGTTAAATGTCCAATTTACTGACCGTACACCAAAATTTGCCTGCATTACCGGTCGATGCAACGAGTGATGAGGTTCGCAAGAACCTGATGGACATGTTCAGGGATCGCCAGGCGTTTTCTGAGCATACCTGGAAAATGCTTCTGTCCGTTTGCCGGTCGTGGGCGGCATGGTGTAAGTTGAATAACCGGAAATGGTTTCCCGCAGAACCTGAAGATGTTCGCGATTATCTTCTATATCTTCAGGCGCGCGGTCTGGCAGTAAAAACTATCCAGCAACATTTGGGCCAGCTAAACATGCTTCATCGTCGGTCCGGGCTGCCACGACCAAGTGACAGCAATGCTGTTTCACTGGTCATGCGACGGATCCGAAAAGAAAACGTTGATGCCGGTGAGCGTGCAAAACAGGCGCTGGCGTTCGAACGCACTGATTTCGACCTGGTTCGTTCACTCATGGAAAATAGTGAGCGCTGCCAGGATATACGTAATCTGGCATTTCTGGGGATTGCTTATAACACCCTGTTACGTATAGCCGAAATTGCCAGGATCAGGGTTAAAGATATCTCACGTACTGACGGTGGGAGAATGTTAATCCATATTGGCAGAACGAAAACGCTGGTTAGCACCGCAGGTGTAGAGAAGGCACTTAGCCTGGGGGTAACTAAACTGGTCGAGCGATGGATTTCCGTCTCTGGTGTAGCTGATGATCCGAATAACTACCTGTTTTGCCGGGTCAGAAAAAATGGTGTTGCCGCGCCATCTGCCACCAGCCAGCTATCAACTCGCGCCCTGGAAGGGATTTTTGAAGCAACTCATCGATTGATTTACGGCGCTAAGGATGACTCTGGTCAGAGATACCTGGCCTGGTCTGGACACAGTGCCCGTGTCGGAGCCGCGCGAGATATGGCCCGCGCTGGAGTTTCAATACCGGAGATCATGCAAGCTGGTGGCTGGACCAATGTAAATATTGTCATGAACTATATCCGTAACCTGGATAGTGAAACAGGGGCAATGGTGCGCCTGCTGGAAGATGGCGATTAGCCATTAACGCGTAAATGATTGCTCTAATTCTTTGATATTTATGGTGACATATGAGGAAGGATTTCAACATCGACGGAAAATATGTAGTGCTGTCTGTAAGCACCAATATTCAGTCGCCAGCCGTCATTGTCACTGTAAAGCTGAACGATAGAATGCCTGATATTGACTCAATATCCGTTGCGTTTCCTGTCAAAAGTATGCGTAGTGCTGAACATTTCGTGATGAATGCCACCGAGGAAGAAGCACGGCGCGGTTTTGCTAAAGTGATGTCTGAGTTTGGCGAACTCTTGGGTAAGGTTAACAATGTCCTTTCAATCAGTTCAGCAAGGTCCAAAGCGTTAACAGCTTCCATGATGAAATAAAAAAAAGCCTGGCAAGGAGCCAGGCTGCACAAAAGAGCGGGGTTGTATTCCGCATCCAATCAATCAAGAAGGAGTATAGCACACAGGTACTGAAGTGAAAAAATGTGATTCGCGATAAACAAAATATCTACCATTGCTCTAATTGATTGTTATAATTGAGCCGCAGTTTTTGTCAACTACGAAGACGTTGCCATTACTTCACTCCTTGACATCATTGGCGGCCATTAGGCCGCCTTTTTTTTGCCATATGAAAACAATCGAACAAAAAATTGAACAGCGCCGCGAGTGGCAGAAGGCAGCCAGAGAACGAGCGATCGCTCGGCAACGGGAAAAGTTGGCTGACCCCGCCTGGCGAGAATCGCAATATCAGAAAATGCGGGATACTATCGACCGCCGTATCGCTAAACAGAAAGAGCGCCCACCAGCCAGCAAAACGCGGAAAAGCGCGGTAAAAATAAAATCTCGTGGCTTGAAGGGGAGAACACCAACGGCGGAGGAACGGCGCATCGCCAATGCTCTTGGCGCTCTCCCCTGCATTGCCTGCTACATGCATGGAGTAATATCTGAAGAGGTGTCTCTGCACCATATCTCCGGTCGTACCGCGCCGGATTGTCACAAAAAGCAATTGCCCCTTTGCAGATGGCACCACCAGCATGCAGCACCGGCTGAAGTAAGAGAAAAATACCCTTGGCTGGTCCCTGTTCATGCCGATGGTGTGGTTGGAGGCAAGAAAGAATTCACCTTGCTGAACAAGTCAGAGATGGAGTTGCTGGCTGACGCCTATGAGATGGCAAACATCATGCACTAATAAATATATTATTTTTAATCTGAAATAATTGACAACTGACAAGTGACTTCAGTCAGAATCATCACACGCCCGGTACGGATGGATCCCTTTTCAAATATTCCATGGACGGCACAGTCTGAGTACCGGGCGCTACCTTCAGTTGTATTGCTAAGCCGCCGCTGGTGGCTTTTCTTTTTTGTGGGGCGCTATGGATAAGAAAATATGCGTTGTTTCAATGAGCGTCGGCAAACCGGCGTCAATGACTGCTGCATGGATCAACAATGAGCTGATAATGGCTGAGCGGACCAGCTACCCTGAACGCCGCCGCGACATGGAACTCCAGCTGCTGCGCGAATTGCGAGAAAAAGAGGAAAAGGGTTTTATCGTGCTGGTGGAAGAGGAAAACAGCTTTATTACTGGTCGAGTTGGCCAGCGTGTAAGGTTGCGAGATCCCTTTATGAACGGCAGGCCGGTACTGATTGAAGCAATGCAGATTTACAAGGAATTGGAACGCCAGAAAGCGATCAAGTTACCGCGCAAAGAATCCGGCAAATACATCCTCCACCAAAGCATCTTCGATTCCGAACACGACAAAAAAGGCGATGAATTTTTCAACATCAACTGGAGCGAAATAACGACAGAGCATGTTCTGACGTTACTATGTTGCTTTGCGACGGAATACAACAACGTTGCCAGCGCAGACTACATCAGGGCAATGGCTGGAGAAGTTGAGGCACGCCAGGAACCATCGTTACTAAGCCCTCTGATTAACATAATTCGCGGAACCCAAACGCTGGCACAAAAACAGGTGCCTAAGGGAGTATTAACAGGAAAAGGAAATTATCTATAAACGTCAATGCATTAGGGTATACTTCTCCGTAGAACTATAAGTAAATGGAGTAAGTAATGAGCGAGTATATAGAAATTGCCTATGCAGCAGCTACACATAGGCTGTGCTTTCTTACAGGCACTGGATTTTCAAAGGCTGTTTCTGATGATAAAGCCCCAAGTTGGCAATCTTTATTGGAGCAACTGTGCGGTTTATTGAAGGATGGTGACTCACTCAAAGAGGAATTATTTCCTGATGGAAAAGCAAAAGACCTTAGCCTTGAAGAGGCTGCTCAGGTTATTGCACTAAAATTTATACTTTCGGGGAAAAATATTTACCAGGAGATTGAGAAAATCATAGCCTCAATCGAACTTGATCCATCAATTGAATATATTCAAGACTTTTTCAAAGAAAACACATTTAAAGTAATTACGACAAATTATGACAAGTTAGCAGAAAAACTGGCTGGAGAGAATCGAACGTGTACAATCACCCCCGGCCTGCCAATTCCAAAATATAATTGTGAGGTTAAAGTCTACCATGTTCACGGCTCTATAGACTCCCCATCAGATATGGTTGTTACTAGCGAGGATTATTTCAGATTTATAAATGGTAATTCTTACTTTTCAAATAAACTAAGCACAGTTCTACATGAAAACACTATTGTTATTCTTGGCTATTCTCTAAGTGACGCGAACCTCAAGGCGATTATAAATGAATATAAGGTATTTTCACGGGACAACGTAATGTCCTCCAATATTTTCCTTATTTCCCGAGGAAAACTATTGCAACCTATTAAAGATTACTATTTTTCCTGCTTTGGGATTAGGGTTATAGATAAAACAGAGGTGTCTGATTTCTTTAGAAAACTTAACAAGAAAATTCCAGAAGCAAAAAAAATAAAAGACAAATTGAGGCACTCAATCAAATCGGTAATAAAAAACGGAAGAGAGTATAAAATAGAGTTCTTGAAGTTAGAGGATTCTTTTTATCATATCATTTCCTCCATTTCATCATCTGGATATAGCTGGAATGATGAAAAGGTATTAAATGTTTTTTGTGATATAATAGATAAAAAAATAGATCTTACTAAAGAGTCTGGCGCATGGGAGCAGTATGAACACTTGGCAAAATGGCTTATTTATTTCGGTAGTTTATTTGAAGTAAAAGGAACCAACTTTGAGAAAAAATACATACATGCGGTTGAACACTCAATGACTTATATGAATAAACCTTACGAAACAGGCTACTCATGGCGAGCATATCTAGCCTGGAAAACAAAATGGCCTTCACTGACAGCATCTAACCGCTCTCTTATTAAGAGTAAGATGGAAGAAATCCCGCTACAACAGATTCACGATATTATATCTAAGTTTATATAGTATATTTATCTCCGGCCTAATCTCCCTAGGCCGGAGAGTTCTTAATCAGCATTCAGGAGCAATGCGTTATCTATGATGATCTGCTCCCATTCCTCGAATGCCCGGTCGCGGACGCCCTGGGGAACGCTGTTAGTTTTGAAATCGACGACCGTCCGCCATTTTCCGTCCGGACGGTACATGCGCAGAGCTTTACTTCCCCCTTCCCTGCGCACCTCAACGTTATGCTTGTCAGCAAACTCTTGTAATGCTCGTAGCGTCCCATGCTTTACTGTGTAGTATCGCTTTTTCAAGTTTTCTCTCCAGCCTGTGCCAAGGCTTCAACTTCCAAATCGTAAGACTCAAACTCATAGTCCTGGTCGTCAACTTCTTCAGGCACTGGCAGTAAATGCCAGGCTGAGTATATCTGACCATTATCAAAACGCTCCTGGCTGTAGAGCGTCGCGGCTATGAGTGTTAGCGCCGGGCGGTCATAACGGTAAATTTTGCGAACGTCACGGTCAACGAGACGACCGAAATTACCATAACCGCGCTCCAGTAATAATTTTTTAATTTCCGGCCAGTATGGACCATAGCTGCGGTACAGGCGGGGATTTTTCAGTAATCGCCCGCGTAGCCCTGACAGGAAGAAATCAACGTATTCGTCTTCTGTCTTTCCTAACAACGCTGTACGGAGTACCGCCTCAAGATATGTTTTATTCGGTTTTATTGTATCAGATAGTGTGGCCATATTATGCGACGCCCGGCGAACCGGGCGCTCCTGTTATGCGTATTGTTGGATGACGGCCAGAACGTCCGCCACGTTGTGTTTTGTCTCGATAATCCACCAGTTACCCGGGAAATCGCTGTTCTTCGCCTTCGCTGGCAGCCAGCGAGCGCCGAATTTCGCCTTGATTGCGTCTTTCGCACGGAAAAGAACGCCTTTCATGCCTGAGGCTTCCTGAAGCCCAAATACCTCGCCAGCGGCGAATTTTGGTGCGTACATCATCTTCAGGTCGGCGGTGGATACGCGATAATTCAGACCAAGAGACTGAGCTATGCTGGTGGCATCACCCTGTATTGATGATAACTCTTCTTGTTTCTCGTTTCTGGCGGCAATCTCTTCCTCCGTGATGTTGCCAAGGGCTAGGTTTATCCGATCAGCGTCGGCCTGTTTCTCTTCATCGGTGCGCCCGGCAAGAACCGTGTTAATTCTCTGCAATATCTCCACATGATTCTTGCGCATGCTGAGCAATTCCGGCGTAACCTCGTTAAGATCCACCAGCCCAAGGATGGCAAGGTCGGAAAACATTGATACCAGGTTGTAGGTCATGCGATAGCTGAGTTGACCATAGGCTGATGGCAACTTCACCGCATCCATTTGATAGGCATCCATAAATTTAGAGCCGTCGTTTACGACATCCGCTATTGCAGGTGTGATTTTCCCTGTGGTGGCGGCCTCCCTGATTGCTGTTACCCACGATTGAGTCAGCGCGGCGACTGCATGATTCAGATTGGCTTCCCGTTCTGCTGCGATGCGCGCGCTTGCTGCGTCCATTGCCTGCTTGATCTCGGCTTTATTGCTGTAAATGCCAATGGTGCCAAACTGTGCTGTGGTGATCTCATAATCTGACGCCCGGAACTCATTGGTACCGAAAATGGCATTGGTGACTTCAAGTTCAGAATCCCCGTTACGAGTAGCCCCCTGGCTTGTTTTTTCCGGCATTCTGGCGATCGCATCCGCTATTTTCTCCTGAATTGCTTCAGGGGATAGCGTATCTCCGTATGACGCGATTACATCGCCATAATTGGAGCCAAACAGTTCAACCAGGAATGTTTCTGCCGAACGGATCTGGCGGTTATTCCCTTCCGACATCATACCAAGCACCCATTTTGCAATTGACGACTTCAGCGCGCCGTCACGGCGATCCGGGTAAACCGCATGCTTCAGTGGGTCCGTATAGGTACCAACAAAATCGATGCTATAGCCTGACTCTGTAGTCTGAACGCCGTATGAGTCAGTGATTTTGATCATGCCGCGCTGCTGGAAACGGTAGAAATCGTCACAGGAAATGATGTCGTTAATCCCGGCGATGGAGACGCCACCACTGATTTTCTGCATAACAGCATCTTCATCGGGAGTTACATCAACCTGTTTATCCAGCGTCTTCACATCCCAGTTACCCGATTTGGTGCCTTTGAAGGTAAAGATGATCTCCACGTCTGCGCGCTGGCTGTCGAAGTCCAGCGACTTAATGCGAACGATATCACCGGCACAATCATAGTATTGGCCTACACGCCATGAGCGATCGCCGATAACAAGGAACTCATTCGCATGGTTAACCAGATCAGGATCAACATCCAGAATGCCTTTATTTATTGCATCCTCCACCAGCGGGCGCAGGCGTTTGATATCCGTCGCGGCCTTCTGAGTACGGTTCAATAATTTCTCATAGCGGGAGATGGCCTGAGAGATATTAGCCTTGCGCTGAATGGCGCTTTTCAACGACGCGCGATACTGTGCTAACAACATACGGTCTGTGTGATGGACGCTACCCCAGCGGGCTTTCCAGTCTGCGTTATCAGCTGCTTTGGCCATTACCGCCTGTTTGAATTTAGCTACCTCGGCGGTGGTCTTTTCAAGTTCCGCTTTGCTTCGCTCCAATTCAGCGGTAAGTACCTCCACATCCTCACCAGCTGCGTGCTGCGCCTTGATGTAGTTCTTAAGGTCGATAGTAGCCTGTTCTTTCTGGCGAGCGCGTTTCGCAGCTTTCGCCTTATCCATTTGAACCTGCATCATTGCCAGACGTTCGCCGTCATCCTTCGCGGTATACATCTGCATTTCGATCATGTCATTGGCGTCGGCGTTCTCCATTTCTGACTTATCTGAACGGAGGATATCGGAGATCCAGCCTGCTTTACGCTTCAGCGTCTTCAGTCGGTATTCATCGAAAGACCCCTTGCCGCAGTAGTAGTGAACGCGAACGCTTGCACGGTTGGAGCCAACTCGTGCACCGCGACCGTTACGTTGTGCGATGCTGGCTGGTGTCCATGGCAACGTCAGATGATGGATGTCAGTCGTTCCTCGATGCAGGTTGATACCCACCTCTGCCTTTTTGTTGCAGATGATGATCGGAGTCCGGCCCTCCTGGAAGTCGGCTGCAATCTTTTCCAGACCGCCCAACGACATTTCATTTTGCTGCGCGATATAGGCGTCATACAGAGCCATTTGCTCGTTGTATTTCGCTATCTGTGCATCTGTTGGTTCATCCGGTAGCTCTTTCGGCGGTTTAACCGCTTTCAGTTTCTTACCGGTTTTACCTGCCTCGGCAACCGTCTGAGCATTCAGGATCCCCACCTTTGAAGGTTCAAGGTTTAGAGCATTGCAGATAATGCGCTTGAGCTTCTGGTGCTGCGTTTTTTCATCGGTGAAGATGATTTGCTTACCTTCCGGGAAAAACTCCTTCAGCGTGGCGATCAGCTTCGCGTATTTCGGCGTAACGGGGTGAGTTACGGTCTGTTCGTCAATGCCAAACCTGGCCAGGCGCTTATTCACTTCCTGCTCGAACGCTTCCGGAACCTGCAACTGAATAAACTCGCCCTTATCTATCAGGGAGTATTGCGATTGCTGCGTGATTGAATCATCACTGTCGTCGTCTTCGCTGGTGGCTTGTTTAGGCAAACTGTCCGCCAGCTGCTGCACCGCATCGGCGTACTCCGGCAGGAAACGATAGGTGATCCGGCGATAGTACAGGTCCATGTCAGTACATACGCGGTCCATATCCCTGATTATTGAGAAGATCGGACGGGCTTTCTCGTGCTCAATCACGCCGTCTTCATTGACCGAGGTCGTTACGCCATTGTTGGCTTTGGCCGCCGCTTCCGCCTGCTGACGCAATTCTTCATACGCCGCCAGTTGTTCTTCAGTAAGTGGTGCATCCTGCTGGTGTTCGTCCAGCTCCGGGATCTCCACGGTATCCTTAACGTCTTCCGCCGTTTTAAGCGTTACCCAGCGATGGAATATACCGCGCAGCGCATCAAGGTTTTCAAAGCCCACCAGCGCCATTTTTTCTTCAACTTCACCGCTAATTTTCTGTACCGTTTCCAGCCTGGTCTTGCCGAAGAATTTAACGAAGTCATCAGGACCGTAGATCCCCATGTTCTGCCAGTATTCCTTCGGCAGAACATGAGAAAGCATGTTGTATGCATCGATCGGGGTGTTAACGACTGGCGTTGCAGTCAGGAGAACCGGCCCGCGCCCGCCATTCTTTTTCATCAGGTACGCGTTTTTAATTGCCATATCTCGCGCCGATTGCGCCACCGCGCTGGTGGGCAGATAGGCCAGTTGTGACGCTTCGCGACCATTTTTATAGCTATTGCGGTAGTTGTGACCTTCGTCGGCGATCACACTATCGAAGCCCATATCCTCAAAGTACGGATACTTCTCTGCTTTTTCGGTGCCGGTATCTGAATACTCCGACAATACCCGGCGACGCGCGGCCTCTTTGCGGTGGGAGTCGGAGTCCATTGCGCTGGCTACGCGCCCGGCTGCAACGAAGTCATAAAGCATATCCTGTGCATGCTCATCTACGGTGTCATCACGTAGCGGAATGCGGGCGTATTGTTCTTTGGTAAACACGACTGCACGGTAATTTGAGTGCGGGATCGCGTTCATCCGCGCCGTGATAGTGGCTTCATCTGCCAGCTTAAGAGCATCGCGCATAACTGGAGTGCCATCAGTACCAAGAACAGGTTTACCGTTCTCATTGAGCACCGGCACCTGGCGAATCTGATCGCCATCCATCAGCACATCAAGACCGACGAACAGGTAGTTACTGAATGCCTCTTCACTCAGGAACTCTTTTGCTTCGTAATACCAGTTTTCCAGCACTGATTTAGGCACTACATACGCAGTACGGGTGGAGCGACCGTTCTCATAGTTGAACGCCTCAAGCGCCAGCGCGGTCGTCGTTTTACCCAGCCCGGTGCCGAAGCCCAGGATGCCGCGCCCATCTTCGGACAGTCGTCTCACCTCGCTATTCTGGTAATCAAATGGCTGGCGCTTACCGCTTAATCCCTTCAACCCAAGCGGATCGCCAGAGTGTTCATACGGAATATTGCTATTGAAAACATCGTTGTATTTGGCAACCAGCTCATCGTAGCGATCGTGCGTCTTGATCCACTTATTGAACTGGTCCTCAAGCAGTGCCATCTGCTCGCGGTAGCCGTTCGCCGTCGCGCTATCTTTGCCACCGATACGCGCACCATTGAGATACTTTTCCAGCTGTGCCGGGAACCCGGTCGCGTTTTCACCTGATTTACGGTCCCACTCGTAGCGGATCTCGCCTGTTTCTTTATCCTTGCGCTGGACGACACCGTATCGGTGCCCGACGAACAGACCATCACCACCGTGATAGGTGTCAGAAACCATTTCGTCGCCTTCCAGCTGCACTGACTGCACATAGCGAAGATCCGGATAGCCGTTTTCCTGCAAAAATTCCAGAATGACGGAACGGTCGAACCAACGGCTATTGAGCTTAAAGCGGATATTCTCTGCTGGCGTCTTGATGCGCTTCTCTTCGATCGCTGCCAGCTGATTAAGGACGTTGTTCTTTACTGGACCGTCGGGGAGTGTGGCAAGGAATTCCTGTTTTGGTGCCACTATCTCGTTAATGTCGCCGCTGGTGGCGCGGGCGAACGGAACAATCCCGCCATACGGTGAAACCGCAATGCCAGGGGTGCTGGCCAATAAATTAAGCAACTCGTCATCACTGGCTGGCAGTTCGCCGGTAAACGCAAGGCGGAAATCATCGAGCTGGATTGGATCGCGAGTGAGATCACTGTAGAGATAACGCAGGGTGTCCTGATAGCTGGTGGAGTCATAACTGGCGCTGGAATCATGCGTAACCAGTTTTCCTGTCAGCTCGTCAGAAATAGTGCCATCCAGCTTAATTGCACCACGGAAAGCAAACCAGGCGCGCGCACCGCTCCCCGATAATTTCGCTATCGGACCGCGACCGGGGTTACCAAAACGGTCAATCTCTGCCTGCAAACGGGATACCAGAGAAAGGCGCTGCTGTTCGATTTGTTCAGCACTATGCCCGGCGGCCTTCATGTCCTGATATTCAATTAACATCCGGCCAATCATCGCCCCGCGATACAAGCGTTCACGGTATTTTTCAGGCTGGCTGTTAATCCAGTCCACCAGCTGCACCATATCGTCGCTGATTGATGTGGTGTACTTATCGCGGACATTTGCCATCTGGGTAAATGTCATGCCGAGACGGCCTTCTGTTGTAGTCAGGTTACGCTGAAGAGCCTCCCAGCTATCCGCGCCATAACTGGCAGCATCGATCTTAAGTTCCTTCCCTGCATCAGCTTCAATCCAGCGACCACCAGCATATTTTTGCCATACGCCATTAATCAGGCGCATTTCCCCTTCACCAACAACGTCTGCGGTCGGTGACGGTTCAGCCATATCGAGCAAAGACCAGTCGATACGGCTTTCGAAACGATGAATCAGCTTCGCTTTAAGAGCCTGGTTATCAATCTGACCGTCGGCACGAACCTCAATACGCCCCTGGAAGCCCTTTTCCTGGGTGCCATGAACAAACCGGCGGCCATCCTTTTCAAACCACTTGCCAGAAATAAACGTTGACCAAAGCACATTTGCCGATTCGAGAGTGCTTTCATCCACCAGGGGGATTTTCTCAGCCATCTCTGCCGGATGTTTGCGCATCAGCACCACATCTACGACCGTACTGGTCCCGTTAGCGTCAAAAGTACCGGTAGGCAAGCGGTGGGCACCAAGAAATTCAGCTTTCCGTGATAGGCGCAGGCGTAACCGCTTCATGTTTGAACCTGAAACAATGGACGGCGGCACAATCACGCACATGAATCCGCCTGGCTTTATCTTGTCCAGCATGCGGAGCATGAAGTAAGAACCCATGTCCGTTTCTTCTGCGTAAGGCTTATCGATGTTGCGTGTGTTATCACGACCACCGAACGGAACGTTACCCACAACATGGTCGAATGAATCGTTAGGCGTGCTTACAGCCAGTTGTTCGAACGGAGAAATCTGTACGCTGTCTTCCGGGTGCAACAGCTGGTTTATACGACCGGAAACACTGCTGATCTCAGTCGCGGTCATCACCGTACCAACCGGTTTTGTCTCATTAAAAACGCCGGTTCCCGCCGATGGTTCCAGAGTGTTACCTACGTCCGCGCCGTAGAGCTTCATGATCTCCCAGACACCTTCAGCGATAGGCTTTGGTGTGTAATATTCGGAGACGGACCCGCCAATGCCGCCTTCACCAGTGTACCCGGCCAGGATCTGGCGCTGTTCATCTGTCAGTGTCGCGCCGTCCACCAGCGAATTAAGCAAATCTATCGCCTTCTGATTCGCCTCCCGGCGCAGTCGGTCATAGCTTTTGCCTTCCACCTTTTCCACGCCGTATCTAATCGGCGCTCGGTGAGATGTTATTGCCCTAATGTATTTCAATATTTCGCTGACACTTGAACAGCGAAACACCCCTATAGATAGCTTGTTCATTGGTAATCCTTAACAAGTGACTAGTGTTAAATTCCGTTCAAACACGATGCGAATTATTCTAATTAAGGTGCAATCTTGGCAGACAATAAAATCACGCTATCCTCGGTCAGGAAGGCGCTGGCGGGGGTTTTTAAAGACAACGGAGAACGGGACAACATCCTCCTGTCCGCGCTGGCTGTGCACGGCGGAAGTGGGTATTTGTTTTCTCGCGCAGGGGCACCGGTACAACTGTCCGGCTTCTTAGGCGGCAAACCGGGCGATAGTGGCATGGCTGGCGATGGGCTGGTGGACGGAAGTCGCTTTATCTTTGATGAAGTTCAACTGCCGGAAGACCGCTTGCAACGCTATCCGCTACTCGAAGAGATGGCGGTTTACAGCACGATCGCCACCGCGCTGAACATCCATATTACGCACGCGCTCTCTTTCGATAAGAAGACCGGGCAAACTTTCTCTATCGTGCCGGTACATCACGGAAACGATAGTGACTATGACGCCGCGCAGGCGTTGTGTGACGAGCTGATGAACGACATCGGGCGAACCATCAACAAAGAGGTCGCCGGGTGGGCATTTATCATGTCTGTATTTGGGGTGGCTTATGTCAGGCCATACGCCAAAGAAGGCATAGGGATCACGTCTTTTGAGTGCTCCTATTACACCCTTCCGGGCTTCATCAAAGAGTTCGAGGTCAGCGGCAACCTGGCGGGATTTAGCGGCGATTATCTGAAGGACGCGTCAGGGAAAATGGTTTTCGCCGATCCGTGGGCCATTATCCCTATGAAAATCCCCTACTGGCGGCCTAAGTCAAACCTTATGCCTGTGCACACTGGCCATAAGGCTTACAGCCTGCTGGATAATCCGGAAGAGCGCACACCGATTGAAACCCAGAATTACGGGACCAGCTTGCTCGAATACGCCTACGAGCCGTACATGAATCTGCGTTCGGCGATCCGCTCACTGAAGGCAACGCGTTTTAACGCGTCGAAAATTGA